ATGTTTTCATTAACAATCAAGGGTAAGGAGAACCCCAAATCTCCCCAGTTAGTCAAACTGGAAATGATTTTCTTCAAGACAGGTTATGCCAGGGTTCCGAAAGTATTAAGCATCACGGGACCATTCAGTGAGTGGGATAACGAAACCCAGTGCTTCACATCTAAGTCGTCCGAGGCGTTAGAGAAAAACAAACGGTTGCTTGACCTCAAAACGAAATACCTGAAAGTGGCAGAAGATTGGGAAGCGGAAAACAAATTATGGGCCCCGGTCCAGTGGTCACATCACTTTGACACCCAGCAGCAGAAAAAGCAGGACGTGAAAGTTCTCTCCGTGGCAAAAGCACTCGATCTTATCATTGAGCAGATAAGTAACAGACAGCGCATCAAACACGGACAAGTAATATCCAGTGTTGGTACGGCACGTTCCTACAAAGACTTGCGCACAACCTTAAACCAGTTCACCATTGAGAAATACGGACGGGCGTTCTCAACTTATTATTTCAACGAAATTACAACCGAGTTCGTGAACGATTACGTATTCTTCATTCAGAAACGGGCAGCGGAACGGCATAACGAGGGAAACCTATATGGCCGTATGCGTAAATTCTACGGTTTACTATTCTATGCTGACAAAATGCGCATTCCGGATATAGACCTTACTGTTTTTGAGCAGTCAAAGCCAAAGGCTAAAGCAAAGCCTTTTGTCCCTAAGACCCTACCGGCTGATATTATCACTAAAATCGAAAATATCGACAGAAGTCTTTTTTCACGGTTAGAATTGTTCCACATCGACCTCTTCCTGTTCAGCTATTATACGGGTGGTATGGCTAATATCGACGTGGCATATCTGACTAAAGACTGCATCGACCAAGATGGCAGGCTAAACTACGAGCGTATTAAATTCCCTAAAACGGCCCGTATGAAATTCACTGCGAAAGCTCAGGCTATTGTTGACCGCCACAAGGACAAATGCTACGGGGATTATCTATTGCCGGTATTCTCCCACAAACATCAAACAGAGGCACAAAAAAGAGGTCGCCTGAAAAGATTGTGTGACAAAGTAAACAAGACACTGAAAAAAGTGAAAGGGCTAATAAAGTACAAAGGCAAATTGACGTGGTATTCGGCTCGTGGTACGTTTATCTCAAAGATGATAGACAATAATATCCACCCCATAATTGTAGCTCAAATGGCTGGTAACAGTCCTAACACCATTTACAAACATTACTTTAAGAATACGACAGAAGATGTAATAGACAAACAGGTAGAAAAGGCATACGGATATTAAAGAACCTGAAAACGATAAAGGGCATCCAAGTGATGTCCTTTATCATTTGATATATCTGCGGCAAAGCCACAAGAACGCCATAAAAATAAGAAACGAAACGGCACTAATCACAATTACCGACAGCCAGAGCGGAAATCCCAGACCAAAGCCCAGCGCAAACGCGGCACCTTCCAGAAAGCCCAACGGATTAATGGAACTGAACTCAAACCCATCGGTTTTCGGAGCACTTATATAAGTCAGCACACAAAACAGCAATATCAACCCGATGGCTGATATTGCAAAAGTTTTCAGATTATATTTCGCTATATTATTCACTTGCTTTCCTTAACCTTATCCACAAACTCTTTTGCCGGTTTGAATGCTGGTACGTTGTGAGCCGGGATAACAATCGTAGTATTTTTCGATATATTTCGTGCCACTTTCTCCGCACGATGCTTTATATGGAACGTCCCGAACCCTCTTAAATAAACATTCTCGCCCGAAGCCATAGAGCCTTTCACATTTTCCATAAACGCTTCAACGATAGAAGAAACCTGAACTTTCTCCGCTCCGGTTGATTTAGCGATCTTATCAATAATATCTGCTTTAGTCATTTTAAAAAGTTTTTTTAGTTAGATGCGCAAAGATAGCACTTTAAACGGAAAAATAATGTCCGATTACCCCTTAAAAAACAGCCTGTCAGAAGCCTTATTTAATTAATATATACACACTTATATACTGTTATTTTCCTATTGTTCAAGAGAATAAAAGTACCGCCTTCATTAAGGGTTTCAGAGACTAAAAAAATCAAAAATAACACCTCAGCAAAAGGATTTGACATCAAAATCAGACGGTGGCAACCTGACGTAACAGTCATCCGATAACAACGAAGCCATAATTACCATACCATCCCTCAGCGTGAAGCACAAACGATTATTTTTTCTCTCCACATGGGTAATATCAGAAAACGGCACAGGGAACGGTTGGTTATTTCCCCGGAAAATAAGTCCTTCACGACCGTATTTAAAACTGGGAACATCCGGATACTCTTGAAGAAACTGTTTCACCGGAGATTGAATGGAGAAATAGTCTTCTATGCCGTCATACATATTCCATATTTCCACGCCTTCCTTTTCGGCTCTTTTCAAAAGATGTTTCATTATTGGCTCCTCGCAGTTTCCATAAACAACAATTTCCGAAGCCTGAAAATCAGTCCTATGGGCAAATTCATCCAAAGTTACACAACCGGTTGCCTTCTCTAAAATTCGTTTATAACGTAGCTGGTCTTTATAAGAATAATCTGTCTGCTGCTTTTCGGACGAAATCACAGCATACAGTTGGACTTTCGGATAGGATTGGGCATATTCCAGGACAACCTCTGCCGCCAGCATTTCAAAGCCACTCCTTGCTTCAGAAAGAAAGATAGTTTTTCCTTCATTATATAACTCTTCAATGACATAAAACAATTCTGTCCGGATTACATTTTCCAAATTCCGGTCTGGAACATTATCGGGGGTAATCAAGTCGCCGTTGCCAACAAAGGCAACTACTTTTTCCTTTATAATCTTCATCTTTGCCTGGTCTTTTAGGGTATTAGAACTGCGAGGAAAGTCATAAAAAAGCACGGAACCAACAAGACCTCCCCAGGTGCGACCAAGCAACCCACAAGACACAAGCCAGCTCCGTGCCATTTCTAACACGTGCCGTCTAATGTCTTGTTACTGTTTTCTCTCATTTCTTGGTCGCTTCGGGAGGTTAAACAGCAATCCGTATGTTTTTGTTTCGAAATCTATTCTATAAGCATTCGTTTTTCAATTACAATGCAAAGGTAATCAATTCAGGCAAATCCAAGCAATTAATTTCAGATTTAAGTCAGCCACGGATTCTTATAAGGGTCAAAATCAGTCTGAAACGTCGTTAGCTGCCAGTCTGTTATCGGTTGTTTGTCTTCGGCCAGTTTACGAGGTATCTGGGGGTTAAGTCGTAGTTTGGAAGCGTCATTCAACCATTTCATTGAATCTTCATAATCCTTCATCCGAACGGCACTCACATTATTCGGGGCGATTAGTTTTGTCAGTTCGTACACAGCCAACCGTACCATGTGTTTTTTGATATTATAATTTCGGGGATCATTCAACGCGATATTATGCCCTACGATAGGAACATCGGCATTGACATCCATGCCTGGATAAAATACCCGGCCTTCATAAACTACATACTCGTGCCTTTCCAGTTCATAATCGTTATAATCCGGATCGTAATCAGCTACCGCCCCCCAACAATCCGACTCCATCGGGTTGATATTATTGTCAAAGCCTTCCAGTGTCAGCAACGCATAAAAAGCCCCCTCAAACGACACCACATCCCATACTTCATACGGAACCGGCAACCATTCGGCGGTTTCTTTCTTCTGCCACCCGGCAACCATTGGAATGCGGATATTCCCGAACTGAAACCCGTTATCCACCATACAACGAAAAACCACATCATTGTATTTCACAATATCCCCGGCATGATAAGTGGCAAACTGCGAATACCGGACCACTTCATCCACATTGAGATTAAAATCGTCATGTTCTTCCCAGTATATCATTGTAGCCGGTGCTTTATAACCGCTAATCGAGCGGATAACCTCGTAGATACGCCCTTCCTGATAAATATAAGCGCCTACGGGAAAGGTTATCCGTCGGTCGTATTCGGCGATGTATTTCCCCCGGTTCAATTCCTGTTCTATCTCGTAATTCTCGCTGAGATATTCGGTAATACTCATTTCTGCGGACTCCTCCGCCTGAATAAACCGCTCCGGATTATTGCGTGTCATTTGGGAAAGGGCTTCTGCCGTGATAATTCCCAGATAGTCTGAATCGTTTAAAAATCGTCTGTACATATTCGTTTAATAATTAAATCCTTCTTGAATCACGGCGGTGGTAACTACATTGCCATTCCCGTCACCGCTTTTAAATTTATACCAACTGTCCCGCAAATAATAGCAAAGCAGATAATCCAGACAATCTGAAAGATGCCCGTACTTTTCATACTTCACACCGGTTTTGGGGTCAGTAACCTTATGCTTGGATTTTGTGCCATCCTCATTCTTGAGTTGGTAAATCAGGTCCTCTGTCAGTTTCCGGCATTTCAGGTCTATTTCTATCGTCCACCCGCTATATCCGGCAAACACTTCATTGACAAATTCGCAACGGGTTACTTGGACGGGCTGTTTCTTTAGAAGTTTCAGCTTCGGGCGAAGAATACCTTTACCCAGAGTATCGAGAATCACCGTATAATTATTCACTCCATCCTCTGTCGCTGTGGAACGTTGCAGTCCCGATGGGTCACCGGTAATATCCACACCGCCGATATGCTTCTCACGATACAATTTCTGTTGTAACCGTCGTGCCAGCGCAGGAGTGTTATTCTCTTTATCCTTGGGCTTTCCCAACAACTCTTCCAGAATATACACTTTCTTGTTGTCATAATCAATTTGAACCAGCAACATAGACATCTGGGGAGCAACGTTAAAATCCCATACGGCTATAATCGGTTTGGTCGGATCATATACCCGTTCTTTCAAGCCGGTTATCAAATGTTTTGCCCCGTCAAATTTCCCATAAATAGCCATATCGTTTGCCTCAACAAAATCCCAGTTTCCGTACAATAGCCGTTCTTTTGTCGCTTGGTCTGAAATCTTATTCAGGGCAGCCTCGTAGGTCTGTCGAAAAGCGATGTCCGGATTGTCGAACACACTGAAAGGCACATAAAACTCACCTTCTCGAAGAATCGCCTTATCCCCGTTGTCGTCCTGCACGAATCGGCTGCGCACCCAGTTTGTCGTAGGATTGGTCGTCAGTAGTAATTTAGATACCATGAACGTTTCGTGTGTCCGCCAGCGTAAACGGGAAAACAAGACTTCCACGGCACGCTGCGAGATTTCACTAACCTCGTCAATAAACCCGATAGTGTACTCCGAAGAACCAAACCTTTCAAAGCTCGGGTCACTGGGAATATCGGCGAGTTCCTTCATTATAATCACCGAATCATTCCAAAATGTCAATGTTCCCTCAATGTTGTTCACCCTGTAATGAACATCCTCCACCAGTCCCCATTTCTTGACAATCATCCGAATCGTATTCCACGTCGATTCTTTCAGTGATTTCAACGTTTTACGACCGACCACCGCCCGGATATTTTCAAACCGGAGGCAACTGCTCACAATCCATACGCTACCGATATACGATTTTCCACCCTTTTTACTTCATTACCAGTCGCTAATTGGTAACCTGCATTTGCAGCCGTATGTTTCCACACGGTTCAGACTATATCTTCATCCTTATTTCTAAGGCGTCTCCCATTTCCGACCGCTTGGCCGTACTCCCCGAAGGGATAGTCGTTGAGCCTTCCGGTTTCCCGGCTTGGTTGCTGATTGTCTTCGTCTTTAAACGGTCAGAGTTTCCAGCAGTTAAAGAGATTTTTGTCAGTACATTACTGTACAGGCCAGCAGTGGTGTATTTTACCGGCTGCCCCACCACCCAAAATAAGTTGCGGGACATTTGTATTATTACATTGGTAGCAAAATGGTTTGTATTGCGGATTATGGTTAACATCGTAACCGATCAGTTGTTGCCGGATAGTTCCCCCGCACAATGGGCACTCCGGTTGCAACAGCTTCCAGAGTTCGTATTGTTTTGGGGAAGGGCAGAAATCAATGTGAAGCTGGTCGGGAGCCTTCAATTTCCGGTTTTTCCCCATTACTCAATGTCGATAGTGATTTCCTTTTCCCGGCTTAGAATTTCGTTCAACTTGTCAGATGTAGCTCTGGATTCCAACACTTTTCCTTTTACGGTATTTTTTCCGACAAGTATGCACCCTTCCGTATGACTGGCGTCATTTCCTGAATGAATCAGGATACCTAAAAAGTGCGGTACATCATGTAAATAAGGTAATACTCGTTTAAAGCGTGGGCTCTGTTTCATCGTCACTTTATAATGCCCGGCAGGAATAGCGGTGCGGGCATATTCTTTCTCTTTGCACCGGCATTTGATACCTTGTGGAGTATCAGGGCAAAGCAGTGGCAAAATCCGGACGGTATCTTCCAGCGTATTGCAGAAGAACTTTCCGTCAATAGAAAGGTCGCCGATAGTATAATCCGGTCCCTTGAATTTTCGTTTCAGTAAAAGTTTCATCTTTGGATATATTTTGAATTACATCCGAAGAATAGTTCTATTATCCTTTGAAAGTTGTTTTTAGCTCAAAACACCACCTAATATTTTAGAAATCACTATCTTTGGGAAAATATAATATGAAATATGGAAATTTTTTTATTCAGAGTAGAGTCAGGTGATAATCCTGAGTTAAATCAAGGTACTGTTATTAAGCCTACTGGACAATATCGAGAATATTTGAATAATATACCAAAAGGGGATATTATAGAATATAAAAAGGAAATGGAAGATACTCTCGCCAAAGTACAAGGTCAAGATAGGCGAAACTTTCTATTTCTATTTTTTGAATTAAAAGACGCTTTGATTTTTTCAAGTAAAATCTACCATGGCAATGCTATAATATATGCCGTGAGTTGCCATAACCATAATATCGTATATAGGGGAGATATGAATACATTAGACAGTCTCACTTTAGCTATGAAATTAGGAATGAATGAAACTGATCCCGATATGTTTGATTCCTTGTGCCGACATTATTGGAAAAGAGGAAACACATTTAGTCCCTGCTATGAAATTCTGGTAAATGAAGCAAAAATAAATAATATAGTATGTGATAAATCCGAATGTAAGCTATTCCACTCAGAGTATTTTGCTCAAAATTCAATAGCATTTTTATCTGTAGAAAGGACATCTATTTATATTCAAAAACTGAATCAAATCATAAAAACAGTATAAGCTAAAATTGACACTTAAAAAAAAGCGTTGCATTTTGATAGTGCAACGCCTTTTCAATCTTGTTTATAATCTACCCGATAAACTTCCCAATCTCCGTGATCTGCTTCTCCGTTTGGGATTTCATAGTCTCCAGTTCCTCATTCTCCTCATTCAGCTTTTGGATTTGATTTTTATTCTCCGTCATCCGGTTACAAATATCCGTCTGCACGGATTTCAGTTTTTCGAGGGCAGAAACGAACACCTTGTTAGCCTCCTCGATACGGCTTTGAAACGACTTGTCTGAAAACATAATTCTCTATTTTTGAATATTAATAAATTCCGAATACTTCACTTCCACGTATGGATTATCCGTCGTGATAACCTGATGCACGGCTTTCACCTTCTTCCAGAACAACCACCGTCGTTTATACTCAATCCACACGGCCTGCCTCAACGTCACCGGAAGGTGAACCGAACCAATCAGCGAATCCCTCTCAATAACCCCGTGTAACTGGATAAAAGGATTCATCATCGACACAGCTTGAATACGAACAACCACTGAATCACGTATAACCACCGAATCACGCACCGTAGCATGAATTGGGGCATCAACCTCAATCTGGTGTTTGGCAGCCGCTTCGAGGTTCTTAATCTTAATCCCCATCTGTTTGATTTTTGCCAGGTCATCAGCCCGGTAACGCTCCAATTCATCCATGCTTAACCGGAGCGTCTTCACATCCGTTGCCATGGTTGTCGAATCCACCTGCCACCGTTTTAAATCCGAGAGCAGGGCATCGCTATTTTGTTCGTGCCGGTCCCGTTCCTCTTTCAACCTCACAACTTTCCGTTGCTGCAACCATACCATACCGGCGAGCGCCGCTACAACTACTAATAAAACACCTGTCCTTCTATTCATAAGCCGACTTTTGAGGAACAAACCAGACAAATTCATCTTTATACATTTCGGGGAACAAAACCATGTACCCCTTGCATTTTCTTACGCTATCTGTCAGGTCTTCCAGGACAATACCCGTTTCACCCAACAAACCATCCAGGTGGATTTCGGTCAATTCCGGTGAGGGAATAACAGTAATCTGACTACCTTCCACTATCATAACCATTCTTCTTTAATCATTAAACAATAGCTTAAACTCTTCTTTCCGCCTGCGTTCCAGAACCGCAGACACCTTTCCTTTTATCAGTCGGAAACTGACATACTCCCGGTAAACATCCCGGCATCCGCTACGGAGTTTCTTCACCAACTGGCTTTTCTTCACGCGGGTTTCACCCACATTATAAGCCAATATGCCAAGAAGCAATGAATCCCGTCCAAAACTGCGGAACACGGCACATCGGTGTAACAAATCCGCACGCAGCAACGAATCCGCACATACCTCACTCATTTCAGCCGTAAACGTTTCATTTGCCACCAGCTTGTGCCCGTAACCCACATAGGGATGATGCCGGGCTTTATGTAGTCCCTCGTACCGTTTGATACAATCCACCGACTGTTCAAACAACGACTGGGAAAACACAGGTGCGGGTATCAGCCCAAATGCAAGCAGGATAAGTACCATTCTCATTGATGCTTGAGCAATTCCTTTATATCGCCGCGCATTTCCCGAAGGTCGGCTTGAATGGACACGAACTGCGTCATTGTAGCCTCGAATACCGCTTTGTCGAGCTTGATTGCGGTAGGCTAAGCACCCAACGCCTTGCCATATTGCTATGGTAGGTTTCCGGATACTCGCCCCCGAACCGTACGTACACCTCTCAGCGTATACGGCTCTCCACTAATACTGTCAATCTACTTCTCATTATGATGTATTGTATTGTGGCATTTCTTGCAGACCGCAATTGTTTTGCGTCTACGTGCCATCATTAGCTTTTCCCATTGGCTTTTCCCAGTTATGTTTTTGAGTTTGTTGATATGGTGCATCTCTAATTCTATATCTTCTGCGCCACACAACTCACATTTGTTAGCTTTTAACCGGTCTGCTAGACTGGTTATGCTCACAGTAAACATCACATTATGGATGTTATCTATATCTGAAAATTTAGATGGGCCTTTGCTTTTACAACCATCGTCATAAAAAGTTCGTTCTTTGACTTTCCCACTTTTCACTGTGAATTGCACAGTGAAAATTCCGTTCTTTTTGTACTTAGTTAAAATTTTTGGTACTTTAGAGCGGTACTTGTGAGCAAATGTCTTGTACATGCTGTATTCCATTATGTACTTGAACGAATGCAGTTCACGTCTGTTACTTGCAAGTGAATAGTAATTTACAAATCCACGTATCATACTGTTATAGCGGTCGAGTATTTCGAGGTCGTCATTTACTACTAACTCGGATTTTGACTTAGGTTTCCACTGTTCTATACCATTGTGGGTCTTAATCTCAATCATATCTTCACTAAGTAACTTATGCTTTATGGTATCCTTACCTATCATAAGTCTTAGATTCTTATTAAATACTCGTCTCATTACACCGTTTATGTCACGTTTCGTAGTGTTAGAGGTCATCACATCTATCTCATATCCGAGAAATTTAGCCGCTTTTGATGAATTAGTGATAAGAGTTTTTTCTTCAGATAGTTCAAGTGCAAGAACCTCAGATAGATATTTTGTAATATCCTCTTTAATTTTCTGTGCATCTGCCTTACTTCCGATAACTCCTATCAGAAAATCGTCTGCGTATCTCACATATTTGAGACGTTTGTAATTCTCATCCATTTCATCCGCTGGTGGGACAAGCGCACTCTGAATTTGTAATGTTTTGTACTTTTTGACTAATTCAATACGCATATTTTCATTAGTCTCTTTCTTCAACTTGTTTCGTAACTTATGCCTCTCATTAATCAGTATTCGACTTTCTTCACTTCGTTCTCTTTTCTTTCCTTTATCGAAATTGTCAATATAATCAGCGATATACTTATCTAACTTATCAAGGTATATATTAGCCAGTATTGGACTAATAATACCACCCTGCGGTGTTCCGCTGTAAGTGCGCTGAAATTTCCAATCTTCGATATAACCTGCATTTAGGAATTTCCTAACAAGTCGAATAAAACGCTCATCGTCAATGCGTTCACAAAGAGTGTTTATCAATATCGTGTGATTGATATTATCAAAATACCCTTTTATGTCGCCTTCGACAAACCATTTAACGCCTCTAAATGATTTTTGTATTTGAGCTAATGCTGTGTGGCAACTACGATTTGGTCTAAAACCGTGTGAGCAATAGGAAAATTGCCCCTCGTATATAGCTTCCAAAATCATTCGTAACACCTCTTGCACTAACTTATCATTAGCTGATGGCATTCCTAATGGTCGTTTCTTTCCGTTCTTCTTCGGAATATATACCCTGCGTGCAGGTTTGGGTTGATAACTTTCATCTTGCAATGTTGTTATCAACTCATGGATACGAGATAGGCTCATCTCATCAAGTGTTTGATTGTCTGAACCCGCTGTCATACCTCCCTTATTCGCACTAATGCGTTGGTAAGCGATGTAAAACATCTCTTCGTTGAACAAAATGCGGTAGAGTCGCTGATACTTATAATCAGGCTTTTTACTGTGTTCCGCAAGATTGTTTAATACTACTTCTGGACTTCTCATAATGTCTCTCACATTTTCCGTTTGTAAATATTAAAAGTATTAGCTGCCACCCTTCGCCATGTACAAGGCTTTCCCTTGCTCAGACTACTACGGTGGCTCCGTTACCATATCAGATATTCAAAGGTCTGCACCTTATAGCCTTACAACTGGCATTCTGACTTAGGTAATCCCCGTTTACTTAAATGTATAACTTCGCATTGATAGATTGTCGGATACGACTTCCGTCCGTTTCTACTTATTGTAGTTGTGCCGTATTGAGTTCTTGCATCTTTTGCAATAGACGAACAAAAGATGTAATACGGTATAACGAGTATAGTTACCTTACGTTACAGTTCGAGAACTTACCACTTGGACTATCATTCAAACAGTTTGGCTTTTATCCTCATATCTATCATTTTCATCGCATCATTCAGTCGCAGTTTGGTAACTAACTGACTTATGATTTTCACCGATATGCTACACTCCCTGTCCAGTTTCCCTTTCAGATAAATCGGTCGATGATAGGTTTTTCAAAGAACACTTACCTAATAGCTTGCGAAAGCTATATTTATACATTTAGCCTATACGGGCGCACTCTATCTTCTCGTACTGGTCTTCTATTTTTATTTCCAGTGTAGAACACCGGTCTGTCAGTTCGGCAATTCGGGAAGTGTTAGTGATATGCTGCACGTAAATCGTGATGACAAACGAGAATATCACGAACAGCGAGCGGTAATTGTCTGCAAAAAAATCTTTGACTGTAGTCATAAGTAATTATTGTATTAAAATCGAAAAAGCATCTTTAACAGCCCGTATAAGCATTTCAGCCCCTGCGCTGTCTTTGAATATCCCGAATATCACCAGGATAATAATCAGAGCGATATAAACAATCCGCTCCATATTCCGGCGGCTAATCTTCTTCTTCATGGGGCGGTGGGGTTTGAGGAACAACGACATTAAAAATGATATTACCGCCACCGTCCCCCTTCTTCTTATCTTCTTGGGAATGTTTGATAGGATAGAGTTCCATCAACGCCTTTGCCGCATTGACCGAAACCGCCCTGAGCGGCGCAGGCGAAAGGGCAACCCCGAACTTGTCGATATACTCGTTCCTGGCGGTTTCTGCCATCACCGATTTCAGTGTTTCAGCCACTTGCAGTTTTACGGCAATAGCTTCCGTTTCAATCTTCCGTTCTTCCAGCAACTCACTGATACAAGAAGCTATATGCGATTTGGCAAGCAAACGGCGTGCAGCCAGGGAAAGGTTTTTCTTATTTTCTCCAAACACCTCCCTGTAGCACGCCGTTGCTTGCCCGGCAAATTCTTTGTCCCCATTGACGAACAGCTCGCAAAATTCCTTTTCGGCATCTGTCAGCTTTATATCTTTTTCCTGTTCTTCCATGATTATTCTTTCGTCGGAAACAGCCCCATGCAAATAAGAGGCTGTATGTATCTTTATCACGGAATAGTCTTTTCTCCCCCGGAGGGTTTAACCAGATACGACTTTTCTTCAATTAATTGTTCCATCAGCACCTCGTAGAAAACATCGGCCAAAGCGTTAGCTGCGGCTTCGGCATCTGCCAATGAATTAATGGTACGCATGTTAAAAGCGATGTTCAGGTCGTAGCCCGAAATGACGGCCATCAGTTCTGTACCGTCATAGTTCATCGCTCCGTAGGTCATCCGGTCATCGGTCTTGAAAACAACCGTATCTTCCGTTTTCTGTTGTTCGTCCATAACTTAAATTTTAAAGTGGCTGCGTGTTTTCTCTTTCTTTTGAATACAAATATCCCCGCCACTTTCCTGCCGTAACCGGGCAGAGCAGACCGCCGCCACATTCAAAGTAGCGGTCACATCGGCCCCGGCATCGTGCGCATCATCCAGCTCGATACCGAGCCGCTCGGAAAGTATCTCCAGCTTGTACGAGGTTACATCCGGCAGATGGGCAAAAGCGAACCTGCCGAGGTCTATCGTATCCACGTAGTGCGGCTGGAAATTCCCGTAGAAATCCACCTTTCCGGCAAACACCTTCTCAAATTCCGGCATCAGCCCGGCGTAGGCTATTAATTGTTGGAGAAACCCGATGTCAAACGTGATATTCTGACCAATCAGTATCGGTTTGCATTGCTGTCCCTTCGACAGGGTATTACGTTTGCCGAACTCAATCACATCCTGCGCCACTTCTTTCAAATCAACCCCTTGGCTACAGAGCATATCCATCGTAATGGCCGAATATGTCAATGCCACCGGTTCATACTTCATCGATATACCGGCATCTTCCTGGACAAGAGCCTGACGGGTTTTAAGTACCTTGCGTTTCGGTGCGCCGCCTATATCCAGCTTCCGGTAAGGAGCGATATATTTCGCATACCGTTCCAGTACTACCCAGTTATCCAGCCGCACAGCCTGCATAGCAAGCTGCGTACAGGCACAGTCTACACAGTTCAGCCCGCCCGTTTCAAAATCCAAAACAACGGCGGTATAAATCTTCGGTTCTACTTTTGGGGCTGTCATAAACGTATTTTTTGATACATGTCACGAATCGTTTCTTCATACTCCGCCAAAGAACCGTCATTGTCAATCACGAAATCATAAAAGGCTTCCGGCAGTTGCTTACGGGTTCTGTCCCGGAAAATCCGCTCCTCGTCGATGCCCCTGGCAACCAACGTTTCATAGTTACTGCGCACCAGCACCGTAACAATCCTGAAACGATGTCCGTGAAGTTTCTTCAACGCCTGCACACCACTTTCGTCCACAACGTATGTACAGTACCCTTCGGGGGGAACCTGGTCGCGCAATGCAAAATATTCATACCCTCCAAACTTGGTATGTGTCAGCATATCGCAGAAAGGAAAAATCTGGGTATTCCGGATAAAATAATAATCCTTTCCATGCGTTTCATCCACCCGTTTGGGACGTGTCGTATGGCTGATAATACTAAAAACATTCAATTCATCCTGGAGCAGCTTCGACAGATAGGTCTTGCCCGAACCCGAAGCGCCCACAATGGCAATAATCGTAGGTTGCATTACATTACTTGAATTAAAGATGATTTATAAGTCGTCAAACTGTTTGCGCCGGAGTAATCACTATACTTGATAACCACCGACACGATAATCACTTTATTTTTAAGGCTTCCGATAGGGGCCGGGTAATTTTGCAGAAAATCAGACCAGCATACCAGTTCCATCATATCGTTATTTTGTTGAAGCATGATTTTGGCAAACTTCTTTTGTTCGCCCGTCATTTTGTCCTTATAGGCTTTCTCTTCGACCTCGCTGACCGTGGCGCAGACAACAATCCGTTTTCCTTCATTGTCGGAGTCAAAAGCCCGCCGCAATTCCATGTAAGAGGCTTTCCCCTTCACTTTCGCTTTCAGGTCAGAGCTATCGAAGATCCTCCGGTAATCTATCGAACCGATACCCGAAACGGCAATCTGTTGCATCGACCAGAAATAATGCTTGCTGATTAACTCGTCCGGAAAATCCTTGTCTGCCAGTTCAAACCCCAACTCACGGGCGGCACGGCTGAGAATGTCGTACCGATCTGTCACGGACTTTACCTTTTCTATATTGTCGAAACATCCCGCAAGAATCATATTCTTTACATGACGGGCATTCACGGGCACACGGGTAGATTCTTCGGCATTATCCGGATCATCCCAAAACTCATATTTCTTTAGTTTATAGCGGAATATGCGGAAAATAAAATTCTCGATAGAGAGATACTCCCCGTTCCGTTTCCGTTCGTCCACGATGTAATCCACCGCTTTTTTTCCCAGCATTTTAATCCGGGTGAGTGACCAGAATATTTCATCGGTAGCATAGTCCGTGAAAAATTGGGCTTCGGAAACATTCACGTCAGGAGGCACAATCATCGCCGAACTGCATTGCTCCATTTCCGACATCAAAGCCGGTATCTCCTTGTCGTCCGCCCATTGTAATGCCACCGTGTAAAATGCAGTCGGATAATTGGCTTTTAACCAGGCGCCTATATAAGCTGTGATTGCGTATGCAGTAGCGTGGGAGGCATTAAATAAATAAGTACCAGATAGTTCTATCATGTCCCAGACCTGCAAAGCATCTTCTTTCGGGCAACCACTCACTTTAGCACCGTTTATAAATTTTTCTTTCATCGCACGGATCTTATCTGTGCGTTTTTTAGAGATAAGTTTTAGCAGATTTACACCTTCACCAAGTGAAAAGCCTCCCAATTCACGGGCTATTTGGGCAACCTGTTCTTGGTAGCAATTATGAACGACCAAACCTCCCACACAAAAACTGTGATTATTCTCAACAGAAATATCGTATGTCCTTTTGATACCATCTTCTTTTACGCTCAAAACCATTCCCCACACATCATGCTCGCAACTACCACCGTATCTTTCTATGGTCTGCAAATAACAAGGAATATTTTTCTTCATCCGGCTGCGTAGGTATTTTGCATTATATTTTGACTGCAATTTCTTAAAATCCACAGTATTGAGGTACATGGACGGAACACGGCAGCCACAACTACGTTTGGAAATATCCGTGAAGCGTTTCTTAAATACATACTTTAATTTTTTAGTAGCATTATCCCCAAATTTTATACAGTTTACCTTCTGTCCGTTTTCATAAGTTTCAAAATAGGAAGAGGGTATCCTAAAAGATTGTAAAGCATAAAAAATCTGTTTGGCCATATACGGATTGACAATCCTGACCAATCCGTTACTCATACAACCGTCACCTTCAAAAAAGCCGGATAATAACATTAAAGTAGGCTTTATTGGAATAAATTTGTCATAAGACAGACATTCATCCAGTCCGATAAACTTTAAATACTCTTTAAATGGATTCGGACGGGTATGGTTTGACCATGAATCTTTTGTATAAGTCAATCGAACATACCAACAGCGCGTACAAAAATAAACGACACTATTCAGGTCAAAGCATTCATCGAATATTCCTGCAATAGTTTCCGCTTCTGCTTTATTGCGACAAGCTATTGAAGGTGTACCGGTTGGCGCATACGAACCATTCGCCAGATAAATCCCCAAACACCAATCCTTCAAAGTTCCCGTTTCTGTTGCTCCGTCCGACATCCAAAATCCTTTTATCAGGTGTTTCTTTGGAATAAGCTCACCGGCTTCAACCCAACCGTATTGAGTCAAGACCTTGTGGTCTTTTGTACAGACCAGTTCCTCCCCATGAGTAGTACGAACCCGGATGGTCTGTTTTTCCCCTTTACACATTATACAACTGACATATTGATACGTCCCATCCTCAGTCAGTACATAGTCACCCGCTCTGACTTGTTGTATGGGCTTATTACCCTGTTTCGTCCGAATCACGGAATCTTCAGCTATACATAGCTGCCCATACGTGTTTTTCAGAGCCTCATACGTTCCCCAAAGATAGACCGGCGCCACATCACCTCGTTTACAGTTTAAATACCTTTCAGTAGAACCCGCCTCAATAGTGGCAGGCCGGTAAAGCGCATTGGCTGCAATCAGGTCATGGATATTCGTCGGCTTCATATCCATCAGGAACTTAGTCATCCCTTTTGATGAAAACTGAAATACATTCTGGGTAAACCCGTCTGAAAGCAGGCAATAAGTCTTCTCGTCGTCCAGTCCGCCTTTCACAATATCGTCAAACCGTAATCCGGCATCATATACCCGGTTACATTCGTTTATAGTCGATTGGATTTTCGACAGCTCCTTGATTCCGAGGCAGTCATTTTTCAGCAAACCCACTTCATCCAGCGAGTAGCCGTCCAGTTCCGATACCAACACGTCGTCTACCTTTTTTAGGGGAGTGTAATCGAAACATTCCATTTCTTCACCGTCCTTTTGCTCCGGCGTAATCAGGATAGCCGAGGCGTGGATAGAACCCGAACGGGGCTGGCCCATCAAAGGGCGGATGTCCTCAATCACTTGCGGATAGTCCGTAATAAACTTCTTCACTTTCTTATTGGTAAACGCCAGTTTAAACAAGTCCGTCCAGGTCATCTTGTCATCGTCGAATATCGAAGTGATATAATTCACAATATTCAGCGGAACCCGGTGTACACGTGCCACGTCTTTGATAGCGGCTTTGATCTTAAGGGTAGTCAAAGTACCGGCAGAAAATACCCGCTGTTTCCCGTTGATATTATAACGCCGTTCCAGATATTCTTTCACTTCCTGACGGCGGTCGGATTGGAAGTCGATATCTACATCGGCGAGTGTACCGCCGGGTCCCTGACGGTAACCGTCACTTACCGAACAATCCAGCACCTGAACCGGATTCGTTTCTTGTTTTATACTTACATGCTTTATCTTCATAAGGTCAATCTTTCTTTAGCTATTTGAAAAATGGTCTCCTCTTTCTCGATACCGATAAACCGTCGGCCCGTGTTCCGGCAGGCAATTCCCGTCGAGCCGCTGCCCATCACAAAATCGACCACCAGGTCACCTTCGTTGGTGTAGGTGCGGATAAAATACTCCAGCAAAGCAACGGGCTTTTGGGTAGCGTGCAGGTAACAGGTCTGTTTGTCCGTACTGTATTTCAATACCGACCGGGGATAGCGTTCCGTACTGTCATAGTCCGTGTATAGCCCGTGCTCCCGGTATATGTCACCTTGGCTGCATTTCTGACGATGCACGGAAGCCACCACCTTCCGGCTGTGTCCCGCTGTTTTAATAGGATGATAAAGAGGCAACTTGTGATAAAAGACCAATATGTCCTCATGGCTTTTCAGAGGCATCCGGTTCGCATTTAGAAAACCGGTAGCTGTAGTCTTTTCCCAAACCCAGCTATACCGCAAACGCCGCAAGTTGGAATTTCCCAATGCGCTTGTGAAAGGTTGCTGACAAAAAAGAAGCACCGGAGTACGGTCACGGCATACGCCGCGTATGGCATTCCACATCAGCGGAAAATCAATCACCGAATCCCAGCGGCAATGTGTTGTGCCGTATGGGGGATCAGCGAGAATCAAATCGGCTTTCATTCCCCGGTCAGCCAGAAAAGGCAGAACTTCGAGGCAGTCGCCGTGATACAAAAAAGTATTATTGTCTATCTCGGTCGGATGGAACATGGTTTATATAGTTAATCGTCCACAAATAATCTTTATGGTCGAACACTACATCGTCACCATCTTTCAATTCATCGGCATATACTATCATTTCTTCCTCATCCCGCACGACAAGCAATTGAGCATCCCGGTCGAAACGGACGGTTTTACCGTTTTCCAGTTCAAACTCCACATACTCATCCGACTGCAATTCTCCGGCGAGTAACGTCGCTTGGGCAGGATAAAGCCCGGCACGTTCGGGAAGCAGGAAACGTTCGAAAAGCAGGTCATACTTGATAGGGTCTATCAGGGTTATCCCCATCAGGTAAAGAGCCAGGCAACCACCGGCAGAGCCACGCCCGCAGCCGACGAGAATGCCATTACTCCGGGCCCAGTTTACCGTGTCGTACTGGACAAGCATGTAATCCACATTATCGGTCGATTCCAAAATGTAAATCTCATGTTCCAACCGTTTCCGGTAAACGGCTTCTTCACCTTTAGGGACTAACCGCTGGAAGCCTTCTTCCAATAAGGATAGAAACATGCTGTGCCGGTCGCCGTATTTTGTCTTTTCCTCGGCTGTCATATCATACCTCGGCATAAAATTCCGATCAGTCTCATATCCCGCATCAGCTCCTTCAGCAATCTCAACCGTATTCCGGCACATCTGCTCAAACAAGGCTTTTACATCCCATTTCTCACTATCGAACAACGACTCAATCACAGAAAAATGTTCGTCTATATCCTTGAAATATTGTTCATCGCTCTGTTCGTGCGCCGCACCGGTAGCTATTTTGTTCAGAACAATCTTGTTCCGGGCATCATCCCCGTCCAGATAGTAATTGTCACATATTAGTATAGGCTCTATCTCGAATGAAAAGGTGAACGGATCAGCAAAATTTTCAAAATAACAAGCCACCGATTTTAATACTTCCACATCGATACGTTCCGCCTTGTACTCCGTCAGGTCAATCTGGAAATAAAGTTTCCCACTGCAACCTTCCTCTTTCCCGATAGCTGTTTTCAGTTTCCGAACGACATCCGGATTCCTTCTCAGCCAGTCCCCCGAACGTTTCCCGAAAACCAGGACATTCCCCCCGGCATGGTCGGTAAGTTGCCGGAGCGTCAGCGTATGCTCCTCGCTATCCACCATTACTGCCTTTTGGATGCGCAACAGATTACGGAGCCCATTTGGGGTTTGGCAATACAATTTCATTTCAACCGTTTCATCCCCGTGGCGAAGCCGGAACGAATACCCGAAAACATGTTTCAATCCGGCTGCGGAACACTCTTTCTGCAAATTCAACGTGGCGCCCATCGTGTTGTAATCGCAGATACCGATAGCCGTATGACCGAGATATTTCGCCTTACGTACCCAGTCCGCCAGTTCACCCGAACCGTTCAACAACTCGTAACCGGTATGCACCCCCAGATTGACATACGGTATGTTCAACCGGGTAGGCTGACGTTTGCCTACATATTTCAGCAGGTTGAAATGAAACTCCTCCCGCAAATCGAAATAGTACCAGTTCTTGCCAAAAGCAAAGGCTACATAATAAATATCTTCTTCCATCAGTACGTCCGGGTTCTCCATTAAATTAAAACGGATGTTCCCCTCGTCGCCCTTGAATATAGAACTCACTCCCGAAAGGTCTGCTAAAAACACCTTCCCGAAATCTTCTATCTCAACGACCTCATCATCTATTTGCCGGTACGCTATTCGGTTAGCATCCAGCCATGCTGTTAATTCTTTCATTATTCTTGTAATTTGGATAATTTATATTCAATAGGTGTTTTCAACCTCTCCGCAAAAATCTCGAATATCTCTTCAAAAGAAAGGTCTTGCCAATCCTTCTCCGGATTGGGAATATCTGCTACAAACACCTCAAAATAGGGTGCCATTTCCGTTGCGGTCTGTTTGATGGCCGCGACTGCATCCCCGTCATAGCCGATGACTACCGTGCGGACACCTTTCACTTGCAACTTATAAATTTGGGTGAGGGAAATCTTCTTTCCGAAAGTGGCAACCACGGCTATATTCGGGTTGTCGTATAAATCCAGCTTGCGTACCAGGGCAACCACATCGAAAATGCCTTCTACAAGGATTACCGTATCGGTCTCCTGTTCCACAATCGAATCATAATTATAAAGCAGGCGTACAAAATCATTCTCCGTGGAATTATTGAACCGCCGGATTTGGTACTCACCCCGGCGTTTGGCTTTCCGGTTATAAGTATCGATTTCATCTTTCGGCCAGACATGGCGGGCAACATAACCCACGACATCGCCGCTGTCGATAACCGGGAATATCACGTAATCGGTAAACCGGAAATTTAATTTTCCCGTCGTTCCGACTTCAAAATAATCGTAATCGTCATAACAGAACCCTCTCGATTTCAGATAAGGATGCGTGTACACCCGTGTATAAAAGTCCGGCAATTCCACAATCCCCAGTGCATCGTCTACCTCTTCCTCCGTATCGAGCGGAAACAACTGGTTCGTGTCAAGCGGAGTGGTCAGGTCTGCCGTCGGTGTCACCATCAAATCCGGACGTCCGATTTCTTCCAGCAACTTTTCGAGTGTCTGTGTCGAACGTCCGCAACTGAAACAGTGGCTCATAAAAGGCTTCTTGCGCAGGGTTTCTTTGCCGATATACACGCCGAATTTGCCCTCTTTCCCGCAATACGGACAACTGGCGATCAGGTTTTTACCCGCACCGTCCCGTTTGGCTCCCAGATGGCGGCTAATCTCTTCAATCAGAAAATCTGTTTCTTGTTTCGATAGTGCCATGTCGTCAGCGGTTTAAGGTTAAACTACGCTGGGCATCAAAGAATACCTCATCGTCGTAATTCGTCGCAATCTTAATCGTGTCTCCCTTTTTGAAAAAACGGGATTTGGCCACGTGCAGACGCATCACATCCTCATTCCGTTCCGCAGACGATTGGTTCAGGCTAATCAGGTGGGTACAGGGACGGGATAAACCTTTGGCCTCCGAGCAGTTATATTCAGTGAGCACATTCTTTTCATCATTCAACCAGTCCCGGTTTTCGATGGTAGCCTGATAGGTCACAATCATCCATACTTTTTCGTCTGCCGCAAGGTCTTTCAAATCGTTCGCCACCGCAATCCGTTTACTCCGTTCATATTCGGCGTTCCAAACCCGGCGGCTGGCATCGGTCAGCAAATCCATACTGTCAATAATCACCACGTCCGGCGAGTGTCCGGTCTTCTTACGGTACTCCACAATACCGTTTTTTATATCCAGCGTTGAAACCCTGGCATTGAACCGGGGAAAGCAACGCACCGTTATGCTGCCGCTCAATGCTTCGACCATCTTTTCATAACGCCGCATCTCTGTTTCTGAAATCTTTCCCCGCTCAAAGTAATAAGCGTTTTTGGCTATCAGTCCGCCGCTGTAAGCATTTAACGCCTCTTCTTCCGAACCTTCGAGCTGGAAGTGGAGTACGTGCAAACCGTCATCCACGTTGGCACGGGTGCCGATATACTTCACGATATGCGATTTTCCTACACCGGTACTCGCTAAAAAGCATGTGAGTTGCCCCCGTAGGTTCCGTCCGGCATTTAGAGCATCTATGTAAGGGATATAAAACCGGGTAACCTGGGGCAAAGCTGATTGCTGTTCCTCAATCTCACGAGCCTGGTTCTGACGGAAACGGGCTATAAAAGTTTTTCCTACATCTACAAACGCCGAGGATTTCAGCGTAAAGCCCGACAACCATTCTGCATATTCCCTTAATAATGCCTCTGCCTTGTCCTGCTTGCTTTGGTTATACAGCTTCCCGACCTCGTTATACACCAATTGCAACCGGACACCTTTTATATAAGTTTCCAGCATGTCGAGTACCACTTCCGGGTTAGCATCCGCTTCATACTCCTGAAAAGTATTGATTAGCTCTATCGCATCGTAATCCTCATGGAAAGCCTGCGACAAAATCGCATAGGATGGCGGCGTATTATAATTGCGGAAATGGTTTGCCAACACTTCTTGAATACGCTGGAAAGAACGGTCCGGCAGATACTCTTTCTCCATATATTGCACCAGAACGCCGCACACCGATTCATGCAACATGGCGGTTGCATATAGCTCATACAGAAACTCAACGCTCAACGGATTACTTTTCGTCTTACTCATTCCCGTCCTCCTTTGCTTGATATTCGGCTACCCGGATACGGTAAAGCTCCGGGTACAAATGCCGGGTTCTATTTTGGCAGGCATCCGAAAAACGGCACATCCGGCAGGCAACAGAAAAAGGCGTCCAAAGCAATGTCGAAGCGGCACAGATATAATAACCGGCTTCCGTCGATACGGCACGCCGTTTCGTATGCTCTTCCCAGGTAGGATTGATAAAGCGATAATAAGGATGCACCTGCCGGTCTTCGATAAGTCCCAGCAAATACTCACGGGTAAGGCTGTGCTCTTTCAGCCATCGGTCTTCATAATACTTCTGTCCGGGCTTGCGGGTGACAAAACGCACACACGCACGTTCCCCGAAAGAATGGCTCAACTTCCATTTCAACAAATAGTCCGGTGTAAACCTTGAAACAGCATACACCTGGCAAATACAAAAATCTACAATGCGTTCCAGCCCCACCGTTCCAAACGTAAGCGATAGATACCCCAAACAAGCATCCACCCGTCGTTCCGCAACCTTACCGCCCGGAAAAACGAACCCCGGCAACACCGTGCGGCGCATCAACACCGTAAACAAACGGCTCATTAATTTACTGTTGTTTTGCATGACCGTCACGGGTTAGTAAACTCCTCATTTGCTTCTTCGCTAAGAAAATACGGCTCTTGATCGTATCCATATTCTTAGTCTTCAAATTCCCGTTCTGGAAAGAAATCTCTACAATTTCCTCCATCTTATATCCGGCCTGTTGCAACAGCAAAGCCTCCTTATGAATAGGTGTCAACTGATCCAGTGCTTCCAGAATATCATCGTTGTAATACTGCTCATAATTATCCATGCCCATACAATTACAACTCACCTGGTCACCCTCGTTCAAATCCGGCAAATCCAATACATCCACGTTATCGCTTGCCTTCAAACCCGTATTCCGCTTATTCAAATCATACACGTGGCGTTGAGCCACCGCGTAAATCCAACTTTTCAGTGGCCGTTCCGGATTATAAGTTTCGATGTACCGGTAAAAATTCACCAGTACCTCGCTATAATTATCTTCTATGTCACACTCCTCAAAAGTAAACTTGATACAAATACTATATATTAATCGCTTATGCGGTAAAATATATCGGGTGAATAGTTCCGTCCGTCGTTTCACCGACTCCGGATCTAAATCACGTTCGGATGGTAAAGTCTGTTTTTTCACGCTCTTGCCAACATGAAATTGAACTTAAACTTCGTCTCAATCTGTCAGCTAATTAGCGTCAATTCATAATCTTAAAAATTCATTTTTATTTCAATGTTGTATTATTTCATCCGTTTTTCAGGGTGAAATAATACAATATTATACGTTTGTCATATCCGGTATTTATGGCAGTAGTAGGTGTAAATCCAGAAAGCGTCCGCCTCGTCGTCCGTCCGGGGGCGGTAGCCATACTTCGCGACACAGGCATTAATCATATCAATCTTCGTCGCCCGCCCGTTGCCCGTGGCAAACTTCTTCACCGTAGCCACGTTCACAAATGCCGGTTCAGGCAAATTTAGTTCGTCGCACACCTCCAGTAGAATCCCCCGGAACTCCGACAACTTGCGCATATCCGTAAAATGATTGTTTACGTTTATATCCTCGGCTACCACCTGCCGGATACCATGCTGCCGGATAAAACCAATCAGCGTGTCACGGAACGCCTTATGCTGCTTATTGTCATTGCGGGCCTTCGATTCATAGAAATTCCAAGCGCCACATTCATGGGTGGAATAATAGCCGCACATCGTGGCTATATCCAATCCAAGCACCTCAGCGCGTATCAAAGGCTCCTTACTATACAATCCTTGATTCACCATGCTCTTTACAAATAACAAGTGTATGCGGATAGGCTTCGCTCACGTGCCCGTGCGACACGACCAAAGCTGTAATACCCAACCGGTTCAACGATTCAAACATCTTCATATTCCCTTCTTCATCCACGGCGGCCAGTATCTCGTCCAGCACCAACAGGTCCAGCCCCTTGTCACCCTCGCAATTACTGTTTACCAGCTTCTGCATAGCCAGGATGGAGGACAAATTCACTCTTGCCTTTTCCCCCTCCGAGAACTTGCCGAAGCTGCCACAATCCACCCCGTCACGGACTAACGTCACCGAAATTTTCTCCCGTAACTTGCCTGTTTTCAACACCGTGTAACCCGAAAACTGAATCCGTATATCGCTGCCGATGCTCGCCAAAAACTCATTGGTAATCTTGCTCAGGGCTTCAATCTTGGTATTCGCCAGATACGATTTAAACTGATTGAAACGTTGTTCCTGCTCTTGCAATTGCTTCAACGTCTGTTCAATCTTATCTTTGGCTTTCAATATCTCCGCCGATTTCTTCCGGTAATTCTTTAATGACGCACGCAGCGACTCAATGATTTCGTCCGGTGAGGAAGTGGTGATTTCAGCAATGGTAGCACGCAGCGTCTCAATAGATGACTCGGCAGCCGTAACCTCGTCATTAATGGTCAATTTCTTTCGTTCATTGGTGCGGTAAGCCGCATCGATCAGTTCGAAGGCTTCATCGAAAATCTTACGGCGTACCCCCTCAATATCCTTTTGCAGGGAAATGATTGTTTCTCTGATTTGCTTTTCTTTACAGGACATTGTTTCCAATTCAAAAGTGGCGGTCTGCAAATTTTTTCCAGCTGTAGACAACCGTTGTTGCCATTCATCATTTTTTTGACGGATAGCCTGACGGTCGGCAGTTATCGTGCGTTGTTGTTTTTCCACTGTAATACAATGCTGTTCGGCCTCGGTTATTTCATTCCCAATCAGGACAAGCGAATGTTGCTTCTTTGACAATTCTTGTTGTCCGGCAATCACATCAAACTCCTTGTCAGCAACAAGGAATTGGTGTTTGCAAGCCGGACAGGTAATCGTCCCGGCCAGTTTGTTTTTCAATGATTCCACGGCTGCCGACAAATTGCGGCGTTTGGTGCGAAGTTCTTCACCGGTACGGCTTAAATTATGGAGCTTTATACCCAGAGATTTCAATTCTTCCTCAACAACCTCATTACGGGTTTGATACTGTTTTGTAAAAAGAGCATATTCCGATTCGAGGGCTGTGTACGCATCCGTTAGGCGGGCTTGTTTGTCTGTCGCATTTTTTTGGTTTGTCTGGTGGTTCGCAAGGTTCTTTTCGACAGATGACAATTGTATTTTCTTGGAGTCTATGACCTCATTCCAGTCTGTCAATGTACCGTAAACCGATACCATGATTTTCACCTGCTCCAGAATATCATCCAGCGGTTCGTCTGAATTTTCCAAACCCTGAATTTCAGTATCGGTCTGTAATATATCAGTTCTGGTATTGCTCAACGAAGTCAATTCCAACTTTTTCTCACGGATAAATGCCCGTTTCCCGGTAATAGTCTGTTCAATGGCTGTTATTCTTTCCGCTTTACTCCGGGCACATTCCTCCTTACTGTTCTCTTCTTTCTCTATCTGCTCGGTAAGCATTGCGATACGCCCGTCCACTCCTGAGAGTTCCAACTCTGCATCCCGCAATTTGGTCTCAATCGGTGCAATGTCTTCCAATACCTTTTCGATAGCCTCATCCACCACAATGCCGTTGCTGAAACGGTTGATTATTTCTTTCTTCTCCTTATCCGAACAAGACAGAAAATCCTCATACTTATGTTTCGAGAGCACGAAATTGTTAAAGAGCTCGTCACGGGTAATGCCCAGTTTTTCCAAGATATATTTTCCATAGGCATCCACCGAATGTTGTACAGCCTCGTCCGTATCTATCGGTTTACCGTCCCGCTCAATAGAACAATGTACCTGGGAAGCACCCTTGCGGTATATCTCCCGTTCCACGGTAAAAACTTCATTGCAACTGGTATTACTGAACTCCAGCATCACGTAACATTCATCCGCTGTATCGTTGATGATTTCTTCGTTCTTGATTTTTCGCAGCGGGGAGCCGGTAATACCAATGGCTATACATTCCAGCAAGGCCGATTTGCCCGATCCGTTGCTGCGTTGGCTCTCATTGTCCCGATTATCCCCGAAAATCAGGGTAGTAACCCCCTGGTGGAGGGTATAACTCAACTCCCGGAAAGCACAGAGATTGCGGGCGGCTATTTTATTTAATTTCCACATACACTATCTATTTTAGATAAATAAGACAATCCGAGTTCCACCTCTGCTATTTCCTTTTCCCGGCAAAACTCCTCGTAGGTTTCCCTGATCTTATGGGTATCGAACTTTTCAAAAAGGCTGGAAGCCGATACGTCCGCCGCTTCCGTCTCTTCCGTGATAATTTCCACCTTAGAGGCTCCCGCAGTGAGTAGCTTTTCTTTGGGGATGGAGGAAGCACGGGCGGAAGTCGTGTGAACCCGTACCTTGGTGCGGTAATGCCCGTCTGCTTTCATTTCGTCCAGTAAATCCGTCAGATGTATATCCACTTGGTCAGCATCGACATCAATTACCTTAAACCGGAGATTGATTTTATTTTGGATAAATTCAGTGCTTCCGTCATTGTATAACACCGTATAACCTTTCATTTCATCTTCGCCGAAATTATGTTGGCGTGATGAGCCTATGTACTCAATTTTTGTATTCCTAATTTGAGCTCTGTTATGATAATGGCCGACAAAAACATAATCCCATTTGTGAAACATCTTTGCTGGAAGGTCGTTTTCATTAGGAGTAGAGAGACCACCCATTATCCCTTGGTGCAACATTAGTATTTGTTTATCATAAGGCAGTGAAAAGATAGACCTTTCCAATTCTGTAAACTTTTCTATAAATGAACCATTTTCGGGGAAATACGAAATCATTCCAATGCCTACTGTTTCTGATATATCTACCAATCCCCAACTGTCGATAACCCGAACATTTGAAAAAGACGCGAATACATCTGCGTATCCTCTTAGTGCCTCTAAGTCCTTCTTACAATGATTGCCATTTATCATGGTAATCGAAATGCCTGTTTGTCGGCACATCTCAAAAACATCATAAATGGCCAATAGGATATCAAGGGTTTGCGATGACCTTGATAATACTAAATCTCCTAAAAACAGAATATGTGTAATTCCCCTTTCATGGCAAATATTTATTGCCTCCTGCCAGTTCGCCTGAAATTCAGGTATATTTTCCTTACCACAATGACTATCTGTAAGTAGTAAGGCTATCGTTTTTTTATTTAGTTCCATTAGTCTGTAATTTCTACTTGGTAATTCATTAGTGCATTGAAAAGTTTTTCCGATATGATCTCGCGATATTCAGACGCTTTTTGACGGATTATTTTCTCTTTGGCCTCTTTATATGCTCTAAAAGCATCCTCTGCCGTATGAAAACGTCCTAAGAATTTGGTCTTCCCTGAACCATCATGGAGACTTGCTTTGTATCGGCTTCTGTCAGATTCATAATGGACACCTATGGGTAAATCACCTCTATATTTTTTTCTCCTGACAAATAGTTTATTTATTTCGGAAGGAACAGCAAGACAAGTTTGAGGAGAATAGATTTTATTGTTCTTACATAAAATATCTTTGTCTATTTGCCACCCTCTTTCGTTTATATTACAATAGAAAAATTCAGCAAAATTCTGGAAGTCCAACCATTCCTTACATACAATACAGCCGTCATACGATTTATACAGTTCTCTTCTTTTCTCCGAATAACACCTGTCAAGCATTCCGCACCAAGTCTTATAAGCGGCTTTATCCTTCCCTGCCGAATATTTTCCTTCCCCCAGGATACCGACTCCATAGAGCTTTCTTCTTATATTTTCTTTAGCCATAATAAGCGTGTAAAAAGGGAGGAAAAGGCAGGTTGAAAGGCTGCCTTTTCCATTCCTCGGATGAATAAATAATAGATGATTTCCGCTTATCGTCTGCGGCGACGTTCAGGGGCGGGAGCTTCTGCCGGTGCTTCCGGTTCCGGTTCCGGTTCGGGAGCCGGTGCCGGGGTGGGCGCCGGAACCTCTTCATCGCCGGGGGCAGCGTCCAAAGCAGCTTCGATTAAGTCCAGCAACTCCTGATTGCTGGTCGAACGGGTAACACGTACCGGCAATTTTTCCTGCTCGATAAACGAACGGATCAATCCTCTCAACTCCTGGCCTTCTTCTGTTTTGTCCGAAAGCCCTTTTTCCTGCAATTCGTCATAGCGGGCGAAAAGGTCGTCGATAAGGATACCACTACCGTTTGAACTGTTTTCCTTGGCATCCTTAGTTCGTTTGTCGAAAGAGAAACTGCTCGTGTCTTCTTTGGGAAGTTCCGAACCCAGTTGTTCAATAGCCTGCTTCATTTCTTCCTCGTCCATAATTGACATGCCGTACTTCTGGTCGCACTGTTTCAGGTATTCGATGGTCGCTTCGTACTGGTAACGGCTATAATGATAAATAATGCTCGGAATCCGGTTGGTATTCATCAATTTAGTCAATTCTTCCGAAGTCAGTACGTCATTCTCCGCTTCATTATCAATCTCAATCAGATATTCGGTCTTTCCACCGTTTTTCTTCTTTTCGATTTCAATGGGATAAGCGTTGTAAACAGAAGAAATCGGGCATGGGAATCCCGGTGACTTAGCCAGCTTTTTTTGCCATAATTTAAACTTGCGCTCATCCAATTCCTTAAATTGGGAGTGAGAAAGGGTTAGTAACTGAATGCCTTTGGCGCGTTCGTTCAGGTCAAGGATGTACATCGCATGGCCGTAGTTGAATTTCAGACCACCGCCAAAACTACCACCGCCGATTTTTTCAGCGAGCTTGTCGTCCCCACGGTCTTGCGCTTCTGCCACGGCGAGTTTGCGGTAAGTGTCGATTAAGTCCAGGGAGTAACCGGCATCCGTTGTGCGGGGAACAGTCACATACATCGAAGTCGGCTTGGCATTCCCCGTAGTCGGTTTTTCAAGTTCCATCAACAACTGGCGCACCGGATATTCGTAACTGCGACGGTCACTCGTGCCGTCAGGATTCGGGGCAATAGGCAACACCCGTAGCCGGTAAATGCCCAACTTGTCGAGTCTGTAATACTCCGTTTTCGTAAAGGTCTTGTTCTCTTCGAGCGCACGTTGCTGGGCTTCTTCATAAGATTCCTGAGCCGCAACAAACAACTCCTCGACCGACAATTGTTGAAGGTCTTTTTCCTCTTGCTTTTCTTGCATGATTGTAATACGATAAAATTAAACTGCCCGAATAGCAATCTAATTCAACAGCAGACAGGTTCGGTTTCACCGCCTGCATTCAACTAATAATATGGGAGGGAAAAGACGGGAGAACTCCCGGGTCCGCTCGGCATCATGTGCCTCAATCAAAATGATGTCAGTTAGAGAAACTGATAGAATGCAAAGATAGAGCCTTGTTATTAATTAGCCAAATTCCCTTTTAATTGTTTTTCAAAAACAATTAAAACCGATTGATTTACAGCGAATTAAAATCAAATATTCGGCTAATAATCCAAATTATATAGGCAAACCTCTAATCCGTCGAAGCTCCTGCTGTATCGTTGCCTGGTTCTCCTTGATAAAACACTCCAGCTTCTTCTTCCGCAATCTTTCATAATACAAAGCTCGTTCAGGGGTGAGTCGTTTCGGTCGCCTGCAATAAATCCCCATATCACGGTACTCTTCCAGATAACGGAAAAACTTAGGTTTTCTCAAAGAAGGATCACCCGAAGCCCGGCAAACCTGTTCAATCAGTTCCACCTTCGGCTCAGGAAAAACAGCTCTGGGCGTCAGGTTAAGAATAATGCTGAAGACTGCCGGTGCTTCGTACTTCAACAAAAAGCCGAGACGGGTTTCCTCAAACCTATACTTTTTGTACGTCCCCGTTGGCCTTCCGTCCTCTTTTCGACGTGGGGACAGGCTCGGCTGGGGCGATTGCGTGATTCTCGTCCCCCGGTACTTCTGTGGTCTTGCCATTTTGCTGCACGATTTCAGGGTTTACACTTTCGGTTACTTGCTCCGTTGGAAATGCTTTGGGAGAGGCTGCCGCAATACGCTGGCGGCTCTCCACGTCTTGTTGAATGTTTACTCGTTTCATATTTATACAAAATAGGTGAAATTAATTTCTGTCGTTGCATTATACCAGCCGCTTTCGTAAAGCTGGATACTGCGGGAGTTGGCCCGGATAATAAAGGACGAACCCCGGTTATATTTGTGGTCATCATTGTAATCGCATAAAGCGCAACGCAACCCGTATTTGGGAGGCTGTATCTGATTGGGAATCACGGCCACCACACCGCCCATGTTGCTACCGTCCCTATGTGCGGTGTTAATAATCCCCTGTATGCTGACGATATTTCCGATTTGCCGGATAAAGAGCTGGCGGGTGTCCGTACCGCTACCCGAATTGTTCATCTGCAACCACCCCGTGTCGCTTATCTTGGTCTGGTAGTCATCGGCATAAGCCGCCCCCAGGGTACGGCACGCCAACTTCTTGGCATCAGCGTTTGGCAGGGATAAATCCGATAGCTTTCCGTCCTTGCGCAAATAACTGTCTGTTACTTCCTTCTTGGAGAATACATCGAATTTATCCCGGAGTGCTTGCTGCGCTTGGGCGGTAGTCTTTCCCGATTTCACAAGAAAAGTAATGTAGTCCTGGAACAACGTTTCGACCACTGCAAAACGACTGTCCGATACGCTTTTGGTATATAAACCCAAATTTGCGGCGATGGTATCTTTATCCGAAGAATTGTACCCGTCCAGTAACCGATTGGCTTTTTTTGCCAGTTCTTTGACAACTTGGGAGGTCGGCACATACCCCTCTACTTGGGCATAGCTGGCACCCGTGCTGTCTGTGTAGGCAAAACTGCCTGTTTTAATTCCTTCCAGCTTCTTTTTCAGCGTTTCGGTAAATATTGCACCCGTATAAGCGCCGTCCGAACTCAGTTTGCCCTCCAGCATCTTATCAATTTCGGTAGTCGAATACACGCTGATATTTTTTCGGGCTTGTGCCTTATCCGGTAAATCCGACAAATTGGAGCTTTTGGATAACTTCAAATCTCCCGTCCCTCGTTTCTCCGCATCAAGGTTTACCCGGATTTCAGCTTGTTTCTCCGCTTTACGGGCAGCAGCCTGTTCGGGGCTCATGCCGTTGATTTCATCCGCTGAAAGATTGATAAGTTCTGAAAGTTTACCTTTAATAGTCAAATATTTACCGTCTGTCTCACTTTTGGAATAGACAGATAAATTCATCCGGGCAACACCTTTGTCAAACAAGTCATCCAGATTACTACTGACATTCAACTTGTATTTCAGGGCATCGGCTACATCGTCGGCAGTCACATAACCCGTACCGCCATCACCGATAGAACCGTTCGAAATGGCATCCAGTTTCTTTTTATATGTAGTCGTAAAATCTTCTGTTGATAACTGTTTACCGCTGACCACCGACACTTTTTTTGCCAGCGCATCATCAAAATTCTTTTGGGTGACAAAAATCGAATAAATATCCGTCCCTTTCATCCGTACTTCCCCGGAAAGGTCTATAAATCCCTTCGGGAGAAAAACCAGATTCCCGAATAAGTTACTCACTGTAAAATCATTAGTACTGGTAGTGAGGTATCCCAACGAGGCGATGGTCGTTTTGTCCCGGTCTTGCCATTCGATGATGGCGGTAAGCTCCGGATCGCCTTTGGCAAAGGAAGTATTACGCAAGACGTAGCCACATCCATTGCCGCAAACCTGGAAAGAGCCGTTCACGGAAACTGTCTTTGTCTTTCCTTCTACCTGAAACAAGGGTATGGAACACTTTTTACCGTCGTACACGTTGAAGTTCCGAAAACGGCTGGTAGTCTGGTTATATCCGCAATGATTAATATTGATAGAACCGTCATCGGTATCGTCACCAATATTAATCAGATGGTTTTGGTATAAATAGGCACTCCCGATTCGTCCCCGTTTCAGGTTCATCGCATCACAACTAAATCCGTTTTCATCCAGTCGGGCTAATTCCGTCATTCCTTTCAGAAAAGAAAACGAGCCGTCCGTATTCAACACGATTTCTGCCGTCAGCAATTCATTCAGGTAGGCTCCTAAAGAACTTTCACCATTTTCCTTTACCCGGCTGCGGAGACTGCGCCCTTCACTTCCCTGGGCGCTGATTTCTTTGGTTGATTTCAACGTCTTTTCGACCGTTACTTCTCCGCTGAAAGTAACATCCTTTTTCACTTTCTGACGGGAAGCCGGGGAATCCAGCAACAGGGCGTATCGTCCGACAAACTTCTCGTTGAGCCGGGGAGCATACTCACGGCTAACTTCCAGATATTGAGGTGGAAATCCCGTTACCGGATCGGTTACTTGCGGTACGGCGGTTCCTCCGGCACACAGATAGCAACAACGCCCGCGTTTATTGATTTCATTGGCATAGACAACCGATTCGTTCGTGTTGGCCTCATAAATGAAATACGGGAAACCTGCCGGATTCGCGCCCCCGAAATAGCGGATCTTGCCACCCAGCCACACGTAGCCGGGGGTAATCGTGTTGCCTTCGGTTTGGCAGCCGGAGATGATAAAAGCCGGACATTCCGAAAAAAGGGCGGTCAGGCTCAATGCCAGTTCCTGCAAATTCAACACATCGTCCGAATAGGTATATCTTCCGCCGGTTTCTGCTATATATTCTTTCATATTTTAATGTTGTTATTAGGTGCAATTTCTTCTCCGTCAATCTTGATTAAATACGTTTTCCCGGCTACCTTATAGGTGTTTACCACATAAGAAAGCTGGTAGACAAACTCTTTCGTGGGTATTTTAATGGGGGGAACGTTTACCATAAAACTCACTTTATTGATGGCGCGTTCTTCCGCTATACGGTAAAACTCCCTGGGCTTTTCTTGTGGATTGGAGACCAAGACAGCCTCACCTTCTTTCCAGACAGTGAACGGGCGGCCATGTACAGCGTCTTCATGGTATAAATCCACACCCAGCGACACGCTTTCCGACAGAAAAATACGGTCGGTGGAATCAGCGAGGTAACGTCCGAACTTATAATTGAGATACCACTCAAAGCAAACAATCTGCGAGGTCATCCGGGCTTCAATATGCTTATCTTTGGCAAAAGCCATAAAACGCTCGTTCAGCGTTTGCAAGGGATAAACCAGACTTTGCAGAAGTAGGATGTACCGGCGTCCGTTCAGGTAATAAGGCACAAGCCGGTTTACCAGTTTGTCGATAGGGAGTTTATACCTCTTCATTATGATCTACAATTAGTTTGATAGCTTCCCGGAAATTGGGAATCCCTTTTTCTTCACCTTCTCCACCCGATTGTTTCAGGTAACCCGAAAAGGTATGGCTCATCCGTCCGATACGCCGGACCGGTGTCAGATGACCGTCACTGTCATAAGGAGCGATAAAAACTCCTTGTTCCGGTTGCGCTGCTGCATCGATATAAACGTCTGTTACATGTTCGGCTTTACGGATGGCCGCAATAATATCCGACACATAAATAGTCGAGTCAAATTTGATACTCAGCATATAGGTATTAAGCTGTTCCTCAATCAAGTCGTAAATATCCGACTCCAAAACAGCACCGTCATAGTAAACCGACAAACGGGGAATCAAAATATCCCCTTCCTGGCTGGTTACTTCAATGCGGGTTCCGGCAAATTTAATCCGGTTGATATACGACTGAATCAGTACCAGTTCCTCTGCCGGGATAGCGTGCAGGTTTCCTTTGTCACCCGTGGCAACCTTTAATATCAATTTATTATCCAGATTCACGTCATCATGGCTTTCCATATAGGAGGCTTGCGTAATAATCTGTTTCGTCGGATCAGTCTGGTTATATCCGAATGCCAACCCGTCTTCACGCATCACCAGTTCGTCACCTTGCTGGTATTGCAGTAAGGCGTTGATATAATAGGTAGGCGTTCCGTTAATCCGGTTATTCAGAATATTCGATATGTCGATGGCAAAGACATCAAGCAGGCTCTCAAAACTGAATACCACCGCCGCAAAAGTCCACGTAATACCGTTCAGAATAGAAAGTTTTGAATCACTTGAAAATTCGGAAAGTTCAAGGCGCTTATTGCGTTCCCGTACCGCTTCGTCATATATTTGCTGTATCGTTCTGCTCATACTTATAAATTAAACCGTTAATAATAAATTCCCAGGGTGAACCTTCGTTCCAGGCTTCTTCATGCGTCAGTACCCAAATGGCTTCCATACCCGAGCCGATTACATACCGCCCGTTTGCATCCTTTGCAGGTTCCCGGTACGTGCCCGAAGGCTGACATTGAAGCGTCATTTGGCAGCTACGCCGGTTGTCGTGCCGGGTAACCAACCCCGTCAGGTAAGCGTCTATCGTGGGCTGGCGGTAAACCGTTCCGCACAGCGAAAGCCTCATCAGGTTTTTCAGCTCCAGTAGTGGAGTCAGGACATCCGTTTTCAATCCGTCCAGACATACATCATACACTCCCGGGAACATGGGCAGGCTGACGATGGATAATACGGCGTTTCGCAGGGTAAACCGTTCCACGGAAAGAGGTTTTAATATATACAGTTCCGACGGGTGAAATCCCGTGAGGTCAAAGGTTTGCAATGAACCTTCCATATACAGTGAAATTTTTCGTTTACCACCTACCGGACAATCAAAAAGATGATTGGTTTGTACCGCCTTTCCCGTCAGCGGGATTATCTCGGCTGCGGAGTTGTCCCCCCAGTCAATTTCCAATTTTCCCCGGCCCGATATAGAAAAACCGGCACTGATTTCCGTGTTCGCCAGATAAAGCTCGATAGCTAAAGGAAGTGTGAAGACTTTGGGATAGACATGCAGTTCTCCCGAAGCCGGAGTAATGCCATGCGTTTGATAATAGGCAACGACTTCCCGGTCTATTTGGTAATCATCCGTATAAACCAACTCGTCGCCGGATTGTAAATCGTCATCCAGCGAAAGGGATTCATTATTTACCAGCAAATCGGTAATTCCTTCAATGGCTCCGTAGGTGTGGATTGCCACATCGTAGAGGTTCTGTCCTGCAATAACGCTGTATCTACCCATTTTTCTCTTTTACTTCCAGTAATAATTCTCCTGTCGCTGAATCCATATAAGCATTGACAATAATCATATTGTCCGCCTCAAACTCACTTTGCAGCTTGGCTGCCAGACCTGTATTCTCAAAGTTCCCATGCAGGTAATCAATTAGCCCGACACCCGTCAAGGGATGCTGGTAAAGAGTCCCCGCGGAGGCTTTCAACAAAAAGGTTTCGTTCTGCGGCAACGAGGCTTTAATCAGCAAGTCCGTTTCATGCCCGCTATACAACTCAAGCCGTCCTTTAGATAAAATCAGATTGTAATAGTTTTCGCTGTTCAATCGTCGGAACTCCGCTAACCGGATACTTTCACCACCGGGCAAAACAACCGGATACCAAAGCTGGTTGGTCGTCCGGTTTATCACATAGTCCGGATTATCGTCTGTATCACCGACACGGAACCGGAGCATCAGTTCTTTATATTGCGGGGCATAAGGCAAATAGACGTGTGCCTGAAAGCCATCCTGTACCCGCTTCTCGCTTCCTTTCGGAAGAAAGACATCGCCATAAATATAATTATCGTTATCGGCGCCTTCCGCATAATCCAGCAATACAAGGTCATAGAGCGTTTTGCCGACAATATTGTCCGTCGTTTTCAATTCGCCGTATTGCGTGTCAATCTGTATATCTTGTCTTGCCATAGTTTGAAAAAAAATCCCGGCTGCTTTGTCAGAGCGACCGGGAAAGTTCACTCTACCCGAAGAATAGAGTGAAAGGGCAGGAATGGTTTAATTTAGACAGTCAGACCATCGAAAATTTTCTCGACAGTAGCCCACATATCATCCGGCAAACTCTCGTCCGAAATTTTTTCACACACCTGTTTCAGATATTCGCCTTCGTCAGCAGAAAATTCAATGGAAAGCGGAATCTCTTTCTCAACGTCCCACTCAATGCGCTTGGTCTCAGCATTCTCTCTCAGATTAATATCCCCACGTTCGGAATCCGAAATCTCGATTTTGCGTGCAATCTCCTTCTTCAGATTGAATTGCTTAAAGTTACCCTCTTTGGGTAATAGTGCCGGGATATACAGCCGGTCTTTTACTGTTAGTTCCATGCTTACTTTTTTAATGGTTTACTTAAAACGAATAGTAGCTATCTGTCGGAAATGTTTTCCGGCTGCTGCATTTCTCCGGCACTCTCTTTGATTTTCTCAACGAATTTCTCAAAATCGAGAAAATAGAGGGAGGGTTTGCCTTGCTCGGTCAGGTTACAAAAGATATTCCCGTTCTCGTAAGTGATATATCCGACATCCAGCTTTTCTATTCCGTCCGGCTGGAAGGCTTGTACGGTGGCGTGGATACGGGTTAGCACTTCATTAATCAGTACATACTCAATGATGTAAGTCGCATTGGCGGTCGTCTCTTCCGCCGTTTTTGTTAAAACAGTATTTGTTATATTCATAATTAAAAATGATTTCATTCAGAATAGAGCATACTCACATAAAAGGTTTATCTATGACCAGTCTGCCGTGCTAAAAACTTGAAAACAGAATGAACCTTCGTTTGCCGAAGCATCATCTTGTGTTTGCACATAAAAATAAGAGCTGTAAATTCCCATAATGGTGGCATATATAGGAGTTCCCGTATAGTAACCGGTCATTTGAACAAAAAAGTTACTACTCAGGCTCCACGGCAGATATACAGTATAACGTCCGGTTCCGGTACGGCTGACAGACATTCTTGAGCCGTCGAAAGTCTTCTGTTTTAATGAAACGCTCGTCCCCGATAAAGTGACAATTCCCGAAGCCAGCACTTGAAGAAAACTGCCGTATTTTCCCGTACACATCATATCTCTGCGATTAATGACGATCCAGCCGAAAAAAGTGGCATTGTCACCGTAACCAAGCAACTCGACAAGTTCACGGGAGAAAGTGATGGATGTTTTCTGAATACCGTCCTCAAAAAAATATTTTCCGCTGGGGGCAGTTATTGTCATATAGCCGACTGTGGTATTACTTCCCCATTTATAATTCACCAGCGTCACCCTTCGTCCGCTTTGTTCCAATGACCACGGTAAGGCGATGCTCTCGTCCCAGGAGCCACGGATTGCCACGATATTATCGTAGTTGTTGAAATTCTCCTGGGTAGAGGTGTCGCCACCTATCCAGATAGAAGAATCGTTCAGTACAAACTTATTCCGCACGCTTCCCTGAATACGGACATTGTTAAAAATGGCATTTTTGGCCTGTACATTTCCGGCTGCATCCCACGTAATATTCCCATTGGCCAGACGACCGGAGCCGTCAGCGGCAAAAGATATTTTCCCGTAGCCGAAGGTAGCCGAACCGTCAGACTTTAATCCCCAGTAATCAATGCCCGTAGATGGGTTGTCATTGTACATATATCCGCTACTGTTAAATACCACCCGGTGTCCCGAACTCGGAGAAGAAGCCGTGATGGAACTTGAAGAGAGGTTCCACCCCCCGATACTTCCCCGGACAAACGTACAAGTCAAACCATTTATGTAGCTTGTATTTATGATGTTTGCCTTAATACTGGCAGCATCCAACTTCGTTGAATTGATACTTCCCGCAGCAATACGGTCTGCACTAATCGTTCCGGCAGTGATTTGATTGGCATTCAGCGTGGAAGTGTAAATTCCGTTGGCATCAATGGTAGTCGTGTACTTCTCTGTTGAAGTAACATCGAACACCGTCGCGTAAGCCACATACCAGGTCAATGTCGCCGAGCCTTCTATATAAAAAAAGTTAGTTGAAGAAAAGTTACTGGTTCCACAAATCACTTTATATACATATTCTGCCCAATCACCCGTTCCTGCCCTGGAAGTCAGCCATTTCGACGAACCTCCGCTGCCAATAGCATTTGAAGCCCATTGGATATTTCTTCCCACAGGAATTTTGGCGATGATACGGGCGATAAAAACTTTCCGATACGAGCACATGTGCCCAAAGTGGAAACCACCGCAACCCGGAGAAGCACTGCCGGTATTGACAATCCTCAATACATATTTGCTGTCATTTGGGGCCGTACTGTCAGAAATACGGGCTATAGTAACGGTTCCATTGCCATTATTATTGTACACGCTTATACTATTCTGACCGTTGTAAAATGTCGGATCACGGAACAGCATCCTTCCAAATGCCATCGCCGAGGCCAGCTCTTTCGCTGCATTGGCTTTATTAGTGGCATCTGTGGCCGCACTGTTGATTGCTTCTGTCTTTTTGGTATCCGCATAGTTCTTTGCCTGATTCAGGGCATTCGTAGCGGCATTCGTCCAGTTTAACGTTACGGATGAGCCGAAGCTCACATTACCGCTGGCATCCCAGACAATATTCCCGTTTGCCAAACGTCCGGACCCGTCGTTGTTCAACCGCCATTTCGTCCCGTTATAAAGGCTGCCGTCCGAACCTAAATAAACACTGTTTTTCCAGATGCTTTGATTATCAAAAGCCCAACCCGCAATACGGTTATAGACCTCCTTACTTCCTGAACGGGTATAATTGGCAGACAGACAGAAATATTCCAGGTTATCCCATGACATCATCTGAATACCGATGAAGCCGGTTTTTACGGTACTGCCCGAGGCGGCGACCTGTCCGAATACGATATGCCCCGCATTGTTGGATTGATGCCATGTCATTGTGATACCGAGAGGCTTGTAAGCACCCGTGTACCAGTAACCGCTACCTGCCGCAGCTTTCCGGATTTGGATAGGTGTACCACCTACAGCACCCAGATTGCCATTTGAAATATTATCACTGCCAATCGTCCAGCCGCCGATACTTCCTTTGGTAAATGTGCAGCTTAATCCGTTAATATAGGATGTGTTAATTATATTTGCCTTAATACTGGCCGCATCCAGTTTGGACGAAGTAATGCTGCCTGCGGCTATCCGGTCAACACTGATAGTCCCGGCATTGATTTGATTAGCGGTCAGCGTTCCCGTATAAATTCCGGTACTGCCGATATACGTCAATGGATGAGCGGTCAGCGTTGAATCGTTACCTTGTGCCAATACAATAAACCGGTGACGGCGAATTTCTTCCTCCACCGAAGCTGTCAATGTGCGGGGAGCCGGTGCGTAAGCCTTGGAGTCTCCCGACTGAAAAATCTGATCGGAAGCATAGGCTATCTGCGGAGCGGAAGGAATAGGCGAAGGACTATACGAACCGTTTTCAATGGTCTGGTCCGAGTAAATATGATAAACGGCTCCCGTCGTACCGCCGCCTCTCAGGAAAATAGCGAACATGCAGCTATTTCCACAAAGGGCGGCCCCGGCAAACATACGGGAATAGCACTCAGACAATTCATAAATATCCCACGAGTACGTAGCGCCTCCCCAACCACCGAAATTCGCCATAATTGATAAAATCAGACCGCCCATGTGGGTAGCACTTTTATTGTCCCAGTCGGACGGCGCTTGTTCCGAATAAGCACGGCGAATAAGAATAGTTCGTTTGTGGCTTTGGTCTCCTCCTTTGAACACCACCGGATAATACTTTCCCGACTCACCGTTTATCACAATTTTCTTGTAATAACGGTAACCATAATTGGCAGTCTTTGCAGCCTCAATATCATTCTTCCACTTCAAAGAAACAGAATCACCGAAAGTAACATTCCCGGCTGCATCCCAAATAATGTTACCATTGGCAATCCGGCCCGAACCGTCATTATTCAACCGCCATTTCATTCCATTATAGATGCTGCCGTCCGAACCCAGATAAATATTATTCTTGTAAATTTGTACCGTATCGAATACCCAACCCGCAATCCGGTTGGTACTTCCTATCTGGGCAACAATCGCCCCGGCTGAATTAGTCGCATAAAGCCCGAAATCCGTGTTGCTATTGTAATACAACTGCACCCGGTGACCACTGGTACTACTCGAAGAAGCTCCGAATACAGCAATACGCTTATTGGCTTTATCCAGTACAATCTGCCCTCCGGACAAGGTGGTGCTGCCAATCGTCCAACCTCCGATAGTACCTTTGGTCACATTTAGAGTCAAAGCCTGGATATTGGCGGCAGTAATCAGCGTAGCTTTCAATTCTGTGGTATTCAGGCGGGAAGTGTCAATCGTTCCGGCAGAGATTTGGTTGGCGTTCAGCGTGCCCGTATAAATACCGCTGCCGTTGATAAAAGTATTGCGTTGTCCGTTTACGGAAATGCCTTGGGGAAGGCCATTCACCACCAGCGTCGATAATTCGGCATAAGGTTCTGTTGCTTCCAGGCCATACAGAGCAAACAACCCGTTATTTTTCCCGATACCCGGAATACCGATAAAAGCAAACGGGTTACGGGCATCGGTAATCAGGCGGTCACTGCCACCACACCGTTGGATGGCTGTGTTTAGCGCGGCGTTAATCCGGATAGCGTCATAAGAAGTTAATATCACAATCTTATCTGCCCCCAGTGCATTTAAAGCAGTCGCCAATGTATTACAATTCGTATCACTACTGTAAACATCGTAATTCGTTGTCGAATTGACTACCAGCGTATCACGGGCAATGACGGTCAAGGTCAATCCTCTTGCGCTCGATTCATTCACCACAGTGCCGTTTAACACCACCTTACGGGTAGCCGAATGATTCATACCCGTGCCACGGACATAAAGTTTACCGCTATTGGCAGCGGTAACAGCAGCATTGCTCCACAACAACCTCACGCCAGCAGAAAAAGTCACGTTCCCGGCTGCATCCCATACAATATTACTTCCGGCAATAGCACCGGCACCGGTCGAATCCAAACGCCATTTCATTCCACGGATACCCGTTGAACCAATGGTTATGCTTCCCGAAGCAGAAGTATAACCTCCCGAAGTATTGTTTTTCGTTCCCCGGTATATGGAATCGGCATCCAACGACCAACCTCCGATTTTACCTTTGGTGACATTCAGCGTGAGAGCCTCAATATTTCCAGCCGTGATTAGCGAAGCCTTCAACGCATTCACATCGATACGGGCAGCGGCGATTGTTCCTGCCGTAATCTGTGAGGCATTGATTCGGATGGCGTTTACCGTATTGGCAGATAAGGTTCCGGTGAATATACCCGAAGAATCAATATAGGTAGCACCTATCCAATGGAGTGACACCCCTGAACCAAACTCCACTTTTCCTGTCGATACATTATATTTAATGTATTCATTCCCATTGCCCAATTGTACATTCCCGCTTGCCTCGATTGCGAATGTTTTCTTTCCGTCCGCAAACCCATAGATACCGTTCACCGTTTCTTTGGCTATCGTGCCCGAAGCGTTACGGGTACTCAGGGCAAAACGCCCTATTGCCATTCCCGTCACTGTACCGTTACTGTTCTTCATCCCGGCAAAAATCTTTGGCGTAATAACACTTTGACCGTCAATGACTGTTTTACCGCTGTTCCAATCAGCTACCCAATCCAGCAGGCTCGTATCTGCTCCCGGTGTGCCCGGTGCTCCGGCCTTTACTTTATACCAGCCGAATGAAATTGTAAAAGTCTGGCCATTTACCACGACTGGAATGCTTATCGTTCCCGTATCTGCCAACGTACTGTTTCCACCGGAAACAGTATAAGAAACGGTCTTTGTACTCTGATTGACGGTAATCGAGGTAAATCCGGTTGGGGTGGAGATAGCCCCGATATTAAATCCGCTTACCGGGGTTTCTCCTTGGCGTACTGAAATAACCGAGTTGATAACAAGCGAACTCAATACCTTTCCCGTATGGTCACACGCAATAGCCGCCTTGTCAATGGTCTGATAAACGGAATAAGTGTCAACTGCGACACGTATCGTAATTTGTCCCCTTGCTATCAGTGCCATACTTTACTTGCTGATTTCTACGGTGAATGTTGCGGCTACAGTCACTTCATCACGGGTGACGGTCAGGGTGCGTCCTGTCTTAATACCCGATGTCCCCCAGACAGTATCTTGTACACCCAGTTTGTTGAATTTCCGCCAAGTGCAGGTTGCTCCCGTAAAAAAAGAATCCGGAAGTAATTCTCCGTTTTGCCAGCAATTCACGGTCAGGATGGTTGAAGTCAACCCGGAAGTCAAAGTAGTTCCTGCCGGTGCGGTAATCTCCACCTGATACGGATCGCTCATATCCGCAAACGAAATAATATCGCTTACCGTGGTATTGTAAGTACCGCTGGCAGCATCCGTATCTTTGATTGTGCATTTGAAGCTGTCGAAATTCAATACCGCCGATTCGGGAATGGTGATTTCATTCGTTGTATATCCGGTAATTCCTCCGGCATTGGCAGAAGTGATTTCCGTCCAGTTTCCACTACCCAGTTTATACCACTTATAAGTGACATTCGTATTGTCGATAGTGGAACCTCGCCACATGTCACAATGTGCCTTTAGGGTAGGTGAAGCCCCGTTTTTGAACACAGTGCCGTCCGGAGCATAAGCAATCGCGCAAATCAATTGACCGGCGTTTATGGTCTTTGTATAAGTGATAGAGGTTTTTGCTTTTGTTTCGGCACCCGTATCCGGATCGACATAAGTCACCTCACATTCCACTTGAAGCTGATTGACCGAGGTCATGTTGTTTTTGATAGTTAAAGCATAGGGGGAAGCTGTTGCCGCTGTCGCTCCGAAAGTGGAAAGAGTGGTTGAACCGTTTATTTTCCATACGGGTGTTCCTTTCAGCCTCGATACTTGGTTTGTACCGACGCCCGTCACATAAACTTCCGGTTTAATCACCAGAAAGGGGGAAGCCGACCATGATGGTACATAACTGCTATTTTCCTTGTTGAAAATTTGAGTCGTAGCTACATTGCTGCCCAGATAAAGATTAATGGATTTACCATCGTTTAAATCCATAATCGTGATTTGTCCTCTTGAAATAACTGCCATAATTTATAATGATTTAATGAATGATTACTTCACACGTAAAAGTCGCCCTGCGATACACATCTTCATCCGTTATCGCAAGGCTTCTGCCAATTCCGGCATGAAGCTCGTTCCAGACGGTATCTCCGTCGGGGTTGTTGGAAATTCTAAACCAGTTGAATTGATTGTCGGTAAGGGTTCCCGTTATATCATCTCCACCTTGATAGACATAGGCGGTGAGTGTAGTCGTGATATTACCGTTTATAAAATTATTCCCGTTGTCCGTCAGGATTTGCACGGAGTAAGCATCCTCGCCGTCAGATAACTCGGTGAGGGAAACCTGACCACGGGCGATTAACTTTTGGGCGTCATATACTTCACACATCAATGCGCCGCGGACATGAATGTCGTCTTTGGAAACTATGATCCGTTTCCCCTGATAGCTTCTGACAACCTGTGTCCCCTCTGCGTTAAACAGCTTCCAGTTATAATGATATACCATGCCGTTTACATCCTTCTCATCTCCGGAACGGTACACAACGGCACGGGCCTCTATATCATTTTCATCGTTCTTGACGATAAATCCTTTTTTTCCTATAATCTCCACGAAATAAGGGTCTGAAAGGTCTGTAAACGTAAGAACATCACACGCGATTTGTCCGGCAAAACCATTTCCGGCACTCATGTCCGTATCTTTGATAGAGCACTTGAAGGTTTCAAAATTCCGTACCGCATCAGCGGAAAGCACAAGCTCGTTGGTGTTCCAACCCGATACGGTCCCACGGGGATTGTCTTCATTCAACAAAGCCCAACCGGGACCTAAAAGGGAATCATAGAAAGGGGTGGTTACAATGGCATTCACCACATAATCACGGATAAGCGGTGTAGTAAGAGTAACCGTTTTCGTCTGAACATCTACCGATTGTATCACATGGGCATGTTGGCCGATCAGGTATATCGTCGTTCCGGGTATCATATTAGTCACAGAACGCAGGGCTATCGTGTAAGAACCGGCTTTTGCCGACATGGAAAGTTGGGCATTGGCAAAAACGGATTCATCTTTCACTCCCCAACGGTAATCAACATTCGTATTGTCTATTTTAGCTCCACGCCACAAATCGCAATGCGCCCGCAACTGACCGGCACCATCTCTGAATATATTCCCGTCGGGTGCATACGCCACCGCCACCACGGTAGAACCGGGATTAACCAATTGGGTGAATTGTAAATCTGCATTTATCGGGTATTCGCTGCCGCTGCCATCCAGCCAGATTGTGTGAAAAGCATAGCGGATTTGGGGGGCATGTGGACCGATATGGTTAGCCTTAATGCGAAGAACATACTTGCCCATTGAGCCTTCAACCGTACAACTATCCTGTCCGCTCACTATTTTCACCCCGTTTTTATACCAGCAGGTCGAACCGGGCTTAATTCCCGGTCTGCCGGAACTCAAATCGGCAACTTCCGTTATCAGGTCAGTTTCCCCATAACGGTCAATGTACAGGGAAGGGGTAAGCAAAAGAGGTGTATTCCCCCAACTGGGTTGCCATACATTTGTTTCACGGTTATAAATCTGAGTGGTAGGAAGATTTGAAGATACAAAAGCCCGGATGTTGGATGGTTTGACCTGGGACAATATCTGATCCTTTGCCACCTCATCCAATTCTCCCCAACGAATAGTCATATCCGTCAATTCAATATCATCTTTCGTCCATTTGAATTTGCCTCCGGCAAAATGCCCCGTTCCGTCCGCATGGATGACAAAAGAGCCGTCACGGGAACAAATCGAACCGTCCTCGTTCAGACGAAGCAAAGGGTTTTGGATCGTTCCACCGATACCACCCTTACAAAACCATGCCCCGTAATCTTCGGTGTACGACAATTGCGCATCCGTGGGCTGGTATTGGGTAATATGTTCACCGCTTTCCATTTGTGGCGCGGTGAGCAATATCCCGTTCAGCCCGCTTTTCATCCCAACAGTAAAAGCAGGACGCTCGGATGCTGAAACAATAAACGAAACTTTATGCCGTCGCCATTCTCCGGCAACGGTAATTTCTATCTCCCGGATGAAATGCTCGTCCTGATAAAAAGAAATCTTCCCCGCATCCGATTTTATCCAGATGGAGAAACTATACCGTTGCCCTGCATGGTCACGCCGCCAGGCTACGGATTGTACGGTAAGTTCCGTATCTCTATCCACACGGGTAGCATGACCGATACCAACCGGACTGTTTTCTTCAACAACCACGCCGCCGGAAAAAAGACAACCCACAGAGTCGGGAATAACATTCTTATGAATTTTTCCCACATAAAAAGTTGAAGCGTAGCCGTTAGCATCTCCTGCTGTCAGTGTTCCGGCGATATTCACATTACGGGTAGCGTAAAGGTTTTGAAAATAAGCGCCATACCCGTTGAGTATTCCGAAAACCGGATCAATGATACCCGTAATCTTTCCGATACGGGTTTTAGTCGAATCTGAAAAAGTGGCAATATCCGACAAACGGACAATGTTCAGATCTGAAATCTCACACCAATCCTCATCGGATAGAACCGGGGCTATCGTAAGTTTACGGGCGTACTGGGGAGGATAGTCCACCGTAATCAAGGTTAGCTTATATTGCCACTCGGTCGATATACCTACGGCATCCGTGCCGTCTGTCTCGCTTCCGTCCGAATAACCAAAAGAAAGAGCAACATTCGCCAGAGGTTTGGAAGCCCGGATATGGTAAGAAATCACCATCCGTTCAGGGTAAGCAACCCGGCCCGTAATCGGAAACTCAAATATTTCACCGGCATGGATACAACGGCTTTTATCCATCAAGTAGAGCGAACGTTCCGTTGCCAGGCCGTCAATAACATCCAGGTAGGGAGAATTGGAGTCCGAAGCTGTCAGGTATAACGCACCGCTCCGCTGCTCGTCAAACAGATTGGTAATCCGTACAAAATCCAGCAGTTCCCCGTTTTGCGGAACATCACCTTCCACCAGTGCCCCGATAAAGTAGTGAGATTCTTTGCTACTAATAATATCGGTTCCGGTTTCCAGAACAATCATCAGCGAATAAATCAATTGGTTCGCATCCCGGTATTGCCGTCGGACAACATCACCAACTTGCAATCCCTGTGTCTTATGCGAGTCAGGAGCAATAATGATCTTATATGTTGAATAATTGTATTTTGACATCCTTAACTGATTCTTTCCACGTTATCACCACTGCATGAATCACTGACCCAAAGCGAACCGTTGGTAGCCGTATTTTTTTGTACCTCCAATTCGTAAATCCGCATTTTCTTGCGGATGGTCAACTCGTCAAAAGTGGCCGCGATATTTCCCGTTATACCATTTTTCAGTATCGCCCAACCATAACCGGCAAAGCCGGAAGAGAAACGCTCCGAACTGAGGCTGTTCAGGAAATAGGCATTCCCGAAATGCTTAATTCCGTCACTGGTGGATAACAGGTAGTTTTCGCTGGTGAAGAATAGGTGTTTGTCTGTCAATCGGGTGAATGATCCGTCAATTCCAACCGATTTTTTTGCTTCTATCGCCTGGTCGAAAGTGATAAAATCACAACCGGTCTGGAGATAGAAAGAACGTGAGCCGCTTTCCGGTAACTGGAAAACAGAAGTTGAGGCCCGAAATCCGAAAGCCGCTTGGTCTGATAAGCCGGATAACAAAATTTTCTCCCCATCCCCGGATAGAAACATACCGCTCTTGCTGCCGAACCGCATTCTCTTGTGGACGACAAGACCTTCGTTGGCATCGTTTTCCCGGTAGGTGGAAAGTAAATCTGCCCCATAGTTATGGGCTACCCGCAAGGAGTCCGGGAAATAAGCCGCTCCGTATTTACTGATTAATATATTATCCCCGTCTATATCGGTCAGCCCGGCAAAAAGCCGTATCTGCTGGGTATTCTCACTTCCCAATAGCAAATGCCCGTAATCACACGAAAGTTGAATGTCACTTTCGTTTACACGGAATAGCACCGGCGTATCACCAATCTTTAACCCATACCCGCTGTTAATCGTGAGAAAGCCATTTAGCAGTGCCTCTTCTTGACGGATATGCAGGACTGTTTTACCGCCAAAGCCTAATTTTGCTTCATACAAAGCCGAGAGTTCGCCCAAAAGGGTGACATGGCCCGAAACTTGAAGGGTTCCGGCCACCGTAGCATTTTGCATCGACCAATTGACTGTAGCAAGATTGGCGTTCCCGGCATGGTACACTTCCTTACCTTTAATATAGATCGTATCCGGTGAAAGTGCCACCCCTTTGGCTTTACTCTCTCCAAAGACCATCTCTCCACGGCTGAAAAGGTTGGAACTACCGAATGAAAGCACGGGATTCTCAAGGATCGCTATTCCATCCCCGGCACTGTAGCGGATAAATTGTCGGCCACCAAGATACAGGTTGCTACCGCCGATATGAATATCCCCGGATACCTGCAAGCCGTAAACAGGGGTTACCCCGTCTTCTGCGATTTCTTCATAGGCCCATAATAACCGGGTGTTTCCCATACCGGCTTCAAAGCCATAATTCGCACGGAGTGCCCCTGTCATATTTCCGCCCGTCTTTTTCAGGTAATCCAGCAAAATACCGCCACCGCCTTCCCCGCCTTCTCCGGCAACCGCTCCCGCTATGGCAGAAGCAAAGTTATAAGCGGTATTACGTAAACGGATCGATGTATCGTCGCCTTCCTCGATGCCGTAAGGGTTATCCTCGCTTTTCTTATCCTGGGCATTAAAGAAATTGTGGTACAACTCGGAATAGATGGAGTAACAAAGGCTGTCCGGGTCTAATTCCTGAATATCGGGTAATAGGATGACACTCATTTCGTATAGGCGGTTTGAGATAGGAACTTCTGAATCTTAGAGGCCAGCGAGGGGAAATTGGGCGCGTTAATGGCAGGCATGGTGCCCATCAGAGTGGGTGTCATTATTTTGCTGCACTCTGTGATGAAATCCAGCATCAGTTGGGCAAGGGCGTTCCCCAACACCAACGGTTCGCTTGCGTCTTCACCGCCAATGGTGACTTTCTTATCCGCTACCACGACCGTTGTCCCGTTTACATTCTGTTCAATCTTATCCGTAGTCTGGTTAAGCTGGGATTTATCGACCTTTTGGGCGATGCTTTCCGGCGTAACGGTTATCTCGGCTTGCTTGTCGTCTTTATTTTTGACGGTAGTCTGAATGTTTTCGGCTGTATATCGGGTAGAACTTTCATTGCCGGTCTTCTCCAACTGGTCATAATCGGGCGAGTCATTGCTCTCCGCATCCAGTTCTTCGGTCTCTGCCACCCCGATCACGCTCTCTTTGTGAGCGAGTATCTGTATAAAGTCCGCATGGGAGAAATTGACGACATAGGCGCATCTGGTCGCCGCATCCGTGACGATAGTAACGTCTGAAAACAAGGTGGGAATAATCAGGAACCCACCGGAATTATCCTGCAAGCCCGATAATAGCACTCCTTTGTGAATAATTGGCTCCGAACTGGCGGTCTCGTCGGGAAATTCACCCACGTCGATAGTGCCGAGATATTCATCGTCATCACTATTCACCTTTGCAACATACCCATGAATCAGTCGGGCTGTTCCTACGCCGCCCGTACCACAATGCGACATATCCACCCGGTCAATGCTACGCCCCAAAGCTATCTTTCGGATAGCTTCACTAATCATCCGTTGACTGTTCTTCGTTTCCATTCTTCTTCTTTTAGTCGAAGAATAGTTCAATTACAGCCCGGAGGTTGAATCAGGGAAATCTATCGGGCAAAAAAATACCGCAATGCGAAAACACTGCGGTAGGAATTACGACTTATTTTTTACACTTACTTTCGATTTTCCAGATAACTGCAAAACTCATCCAAAGAACGCTGTAACACATCTTTCGGAATCAATTGCCGTTTATATTCCGCTATCATCGTCGGGCTTAAACTACGGCTGAGAGCATATTCAACAACCTGCCTTTTCGCACTTTCACACAATAGGATTCCTATGCTCGGATTCTCATTGCTCCGTTTTACGTCCCTATCCAAAGCCTCCAGATAGAATTCCAATTGCCCCATGTAAGAGGGCTTGAATGGAGTCGATTTCAGCTCCACACAGGTGAGACATTGTAAACCTCTGTGAAAAAAGAGCAAATCAATTTTATAAATTTCTCCGTCTACCTCCAAAGGATATTGACTACCCATATAAATAAAGTCCTTTCCACCTAATTCCAGAATAAACTCCTTCATGTGTTCCAGAATACCCTTTTGTAGTTGCTTCTCCGTATGCTTGACCGGTAATCCTAAAAAATCCAGAATGGCCCGGTCTTTAAAATCATAACCGTTATTCGGATAAATCTGCTTAAACCCCACAGACTGACTCCGGGGACTTGAAAGGACTATGGAATAAGCATCTTTAGCTATAGCATTACCGAGTTCTTTCACGTTCAACCGTTCTTTATTTGCATAAAGCATATAAAAAATCCGTTCCGGAAACGTGCGGCAGGAAGCCATTATTTCTACATGGCTCGTCCAGTTTACCGACAGTAAAATACGGGGAAAACTTACGTTCGGCTCTAATTGTGTCATTTCAAATGACACAATTACATTGTTCTGGTTATCAGGTATTTGTAATTGTGTCGTTTCTGATGACACAATTGACTTTACAAATGGAAGAGCTGCAATTTGCTCCGCAAACTCAGCACTGGAATAGGTCTCATAAAAAGAAACCATCCGGTAGAGGTTTTTCCGGCTGAATCCTCTGAGTGACGGGTCATTACGACGTAAAAATTCAGATAACTGTGTGACAACCTTACTGCCCCATTCTGAACTTTTTAACTTGGAAGAAACATAACTTCCTACTTCCCAACTCAAACGTAAATTCTCTTCATTGACATTCTGTAACGCGCGGGTGCGATGATAAAGGATGATTTTCTGTACATCCCCGAATTGCCCTTCCAGGCTTTCCTGTATATTATCATTGGTCATATACTACTTATATCTTATTGTCCTTAAATTAATTAGGCGAATTAGCACATAAACGCAAGTGTATATAGCACTAATCCATTCTGTCACAAATACTTTGCTAAGGTACAAATAAGATTTAATAAAACAGATATTCTTAAACAAATCTCTTTTATTTCTTAATTCGACGATTTAATTTTATACGGTATTGTAATCTTCTGACGATACCCATTCACCCCGAACGTAGTAGTGACCTCTTCCGTGATGTAAATACCGTTTTTTGAAGGATTCCGGTCATCGATCAGTTCAACCTGCACTGCCGTGTTAAGTGCCAGGTCTCCGAACAAGGTCAGACTGCCGGTTATCCCGTTCAAATTGTAATTCCTGAAATACTCGATAGTTTCTTCAACCAGCTTATCCGAATCGATTTTCATATTGGGCGACATATACGGCACAATAGTGTAAGTGCTCAAATCAACCTTAGTCTTGGTTTTCGCCCCCTCTGCCGTCGTATTCCCCGTTACTTTATGTGTCTTCTTGCTAATCTGGGTAGCATTTACCGTTTGAAACTCTTTGCTGCCTGCCACCGTAGGGTCGTAATCGGGATTCATACGAACAGTCACCTCAAAAAACTTTTCATCCGAACCCAATGCTTTTCCCGTCACCGCTAAAAACTTCGGGTTGGTTTTCACCACTTTCAAACCGTCTTCCGCTACATGGTAATTGAAATAAATGGAGAAAGGCTTTGCCTCGCTGTCCTTCGGAAAAACGGGCTGGCTCTTGGAGGACGAATAAGGGCGACCGATAGCGATGGTTGGCATATCGTCCGGTGAATTTTCATCGTATTTGAGAAAACAGTAAACTTTGTACTTGCTCCATTCCGACAATACATCCGCTACAGTAAAATTATCCGTAATCTTCACTTTTCCAATCTGAATATCAAACCGTTTGGTTTCAGAATGGATGGCGAACCCCGTATCTTTCAGTAACCCGTACTTGTCACCCAATACATCGTTCACGCTGACCGACGATTGAGTCTCGAATTTCGGAGCCTGTTTTAGTTTTAATTTGTAGGCCATGTTTTCACACTGAATCTCGAATTTGGATGCGGAATTATAGGCTGAAATATACCCGTCGAACATATTTTTCAATATTCCGTTGTAGCCGAGTTTAATGTTTACCCGTTGCCCGACTTTAAAGGTCACCTCGTTCATGGCTTGCTGGGAACTTCGCTTTTCAATGACTACGCCGTCCTGCATGATTTCCGTCGTAATCCGGCTGGCATCTTTTCCTTCAATAGTAGCATTTCCGACAATCGTACTTTGGTAAACAGTGCCTTTAGGAAAAGTAATCTTTGCCGTACCAATCAACTTTTTATAAGTCTCGACAATCTCCACCTCTTCCACTTCGGTCAGCACAATGGGGTCCTTAATCACCATCGGGTTACCGGAATCGGCATCCCCGATAGTGATTTTGCAGCATAACACGTCTATCATATCTATAGCCATAGTTTCGACACTTTTAAGAGGGAAGCCGGATCGATAGCCTCAGCTCCCAGTTTTGCGTATTTAATCCATTTGTTAGAGTGCTTGATTGCAACATCCACCTTTTCCTCGGCTGCCAGTTTCAATTGTACACTCTCCGAAGGTTCCACGGCCACGCACGAAAGGCTGTAAGGCTGCACATTCCTGCAATCCGTGGCGGAAAGCGAATAATTCAGCACAATCAGCTTGTCGATATTGAATTGCCGGAGTACCGTATTGTCGCAATCAATCACCCCCTTAAACTGCATCAGCTTTAAAAACTTCGAGACTTCCGCCTCCGGATAAACATCGGCGTACTTGCTCGTGATTTTTCCGCTAATGGAAATTTCCAGATCACCGCCGCTGATATATTCTTTACGGCTGTAATCACGGCCTTGTACCTGTGTCATCACAACGTTATTCTTACTGCTCACCTGTACCATGGGCTGTAAATCCACGAAGGTGACCAGCCCGTATTTACTGTTTTTCTCCACTTTGCCGGTCGCGGTATCGAAGTAATTCCCTTCTTCTGAAATGGCAAATTCCAGGTAATCCTGCACCACACGACCGACTATTGAATCCGCGTAATTTTTCTTTTTCGCTACGGCCTGTTGTTCACTGATTAACTGGTAGTATTGCCCGGTCTTATTTGCAATACTCGTCTGGGATTTGCTTTGCAGATACTGGTCACGTTCCTTTTGTTCCCAGTATTGCAGGAATCGGGGATACGAGCGCAATGCGCCGTATGCCAACTGCGAGGCCGTTTGGATAAGAGCTCTTTTCAATATCTCTTTATCCTTTGAAAAATAATGCACGGCACCGTCTTGGAACTCTGCAAGCCCCATACCCAAACCACGGCGGGCGGCATCGCTGATATAGCCGCCCAGTGAACCGTTGCTGATAATCCCCCCGCTTAGGAGAACCGACTTTCCTATATTAAATAATCTACTCATTGTCTTTACTTTTTAACCGTTCCAACTGCTGTCGAAATCATGGACGACATCGATTAACGCTTGGGCGAGCTGTTCTTTCAGATTCTGTACTTCCTCACCTTGTCCTTCTTTACTTTTCAATAGATTGATAGCTTCCACACTTAGCAAATTGGTGATATTCACGATAACTTGCTTCGGCGCTGCCGAGGAGAGTTTTCCCGTACCGGAATAATTTCCACCGGCCAGCCCGTCGTCTGCTCCGGAATGGTAACTGAACCCGTTCGCATTGAAAGGTTGGGGATCGGCTTCATCCGGCTCATTGGAAGTAAGCGAAGTCGTGAACCCCGCTTTTTGCATGATATTTTCCGCTATCTCTGCCGAACCGCCCCAGGTCTGACGCAGGGAAGAGGTGAAATTCACAACCGCATTATGGACTTCCTGATACCCGGCGAGTGCATTTTCCCGCTCTTTGTCCGTAGCTTTCTTTCCCAAAGCCTTTTGTACCCAACGGCCTTCCTTATCCTGATAGAAACCATTTTTGGTAAGCAGGTCAAAATCAAAGCCGTTGGCTCGTAAAGTAGCTTCAGCATTGGCTGGTGACGACATGATTCTCCGGTATTCCCCGGCTATCCTTGAAATCTCCGGCACTACCTTCGTATTCATGTACACCGCATAATCATACAGTTTGTAGGCATCCGCTTCCTTCATCTCACCGACACCTTTCTTGTAGATGATTTTGCCGTTCCGGTCTTTCGTCCAAAGGGTATTATCCAGGTTCTTTTCATCCTGACCGAACTTACTTCGGATGTTTTGGATAAATGCACCGATTTCTATGTCCGTTCGGGCTTTTCCTAATTCCGCATAAGCCGAATTGACACGGCTTTGACTGTCTTTCTTGGCAAGTGTCCGAATGGCTTCACGGGTATCGTCCTGCCGGGCGTCGGAAAAGTTGTAAAAATCGTCGTACTGCGGACCACCGTACTGCCCGGAATGGGCAGCACCGAAAGAAGAAAGAAAAGCCGTCCACCAGTTCCCGGTAAATGCACCGATCTTCTGACCGGATGCCTCTTCAATAGACTTCCCGGCTGTCAGTTCCTCAACTGCCTTTCTCGCATTCATGGCCTGCTTGTAGGTTTCCGTCAAAGATTTATTCAGTGCATCGATGGAAGGATAACGGTACTTCCGGTTCGCATCGATCTCTTCCAATACCGCATCTTTCGCCTCTTTGACTTTCCACGTCTTGTAGGCTACCCAACCCAGAGCACCTACTAAGGCTGCTATCCCGGCTGTGGCAGCTACGGCAGTGGTTCCTAACGCACCGATGGAAGCACCGGCTCCGACCAACCCGTTACCGGTAGCTACCTGGGTGGAAAACAAGCCCAAAGCACCACGGGAAGCTAACCCGCCCATACCGGAAGACAATAAAGCCTGTGTCATGGCACCTTTGCCTGATATTCCGGCAGCACTCATAGCAGAAACAATAGCGCGTTTACTTGCAAACGACATTCCTCTACCACCACCCATCAGGCCGCCCACCATTTGAATCACAGAACCTGCCGCCGACTGTTTGCCGATAAAGCCTAAAGCAATTCCGATGTTGGTAAGTGCTCCGGCCAGTTTGAATAACTTTGTCGCTACAAATCCGGAAAATAGGAGTGGCTCAATCCAGTGAAAATTGCGGGTGAACCAGCTTGCCACACTTCCCAAAAGGGAAAGTATATTCAGGATAGACTGACCGATAGATGTCAGTCCACGGGCGAATTCAGGGGCGCTGAATTTTGCCAGGAAGTCACGTAATGTCGATTTGATAATCGGCTCCAGGACTTCGTACCCTTGCATGAAACTCTCGGTAAGCTGTGAAGTGACCTGAGCCCACAGACCTTTTGTGTTGTCTTGTTTCACTTTAGCCAGTTCGCTCGAAATTCCATGTGAACCCCGGTTCTGTACGGTAAGTGTACGCAACTGGTCATAATTACGCACGAACATCATGGCGGCATTGCCTCCGATTTTACCAAAGATTGCCTGCATGTCACCGACCGTCGCGCCTTTCTTGTTCAAGTCCTCGAAAATGTCGGCAAGGGGACGGAGTTTCTCTACCTGTTTCCCGTAGATGTCCCGGTATTCCGTGAATTTTACGCCCAACCGGTCTAATACCTTTTGTGATTCACGGGTGGGTTTGGCAAAACGGGTGGCCATGGCACGAAGCGAGGTTCCCGCCATGGTTCCTTTCACACCCATGTTTCCTAATATACCGATAGCTGCCGCACTCTCTGTAAATTCCACTCCGGCCATACGCATATATCCGGCGGCCATTTTGTACGACTCTGCCATTTCCATGACATTCACGTTCGACCTGGAAACAGTGGAAGCCAAAATATCGGCTACCGAACCCATACCCGAATTTTTAATATCATAGCCTGTTTGAATATTGGTCGCCAGGTCTGCAATCTGGGAAACATCGTTGTCGCCAATCAATGCCAAATTGACAATCGGACGGATAGAAGCATTGATAGCGTCTATCCCCATACCCGCCATACTCAGATATTTCACGGCTCCCGCAACCTCAACCGCCGTAAACTTGGTTTCCACACCGATTTTACGGACATACAGAGCCATTTTCGTGAAGCGGTTCTCGAAAGTGGTTAAATCATTGTCTGCTACTCGGAGGATACTCTGGGCGGAGGTCATTATGTTGGTGTACTCGACAGCCTTCGTCAGTTCCGATTTTAGGAAACCGTACATGGCATAGCCGTTGAGCATATACATCATCGGCAGGTTACGGATCGAAGGGGTACGCACGTATTGCAGGCGGTTGATAGCTGCCCGCTGCTTATTAGTCTGCCCGGTGACAACGGCACGCTGTTGGCGTTGCGCCGCCGTTACTGCACGGGCTGCGCCCTGTTGTTCCAAACGGGTTTTCTCGCGTATGGCCCGTGCCGCATCGCTGGCGGCCTTCCGTTGTGCAGCCTCATCCGCCTTGACCTGCCGCTGGCGGTCCCATTCTTTCCCTTTCGTTTCAATCAGGGCTTTTTGAGTGGTGAGCCGGACGGCTTCGTCCGCCCGGCGTTGCTCCGCTTTTTGCTTGGCTAATTCCCGGTTGGTTACCAGCTTTTCCTGCAATTTCTCCGAAGCCTTCGGTGATAGTACGTAAGGCTTTTCCGGATTATATAGTAAAGGAGGATGAAAAAGGGTATTGGCTGTTTGCGGAGCTACAAGGACATTCCCCTTACCGGATGAAGGTGAGCCCATTTGTACCCCCATGGTCATTTTGGAAGCACCTTTAAGTTGGCGCATCAGCCCCAGTAACTCTTTCAACCGTTCTTTGGCTACATCCGTTTTAATATTGACTTCACGGCCTTTTTCCAATGTTACCAGGGCGGCATTGATTTTTCCGACCGCTTTGGTAATGCGTTTTTGCGTCTCCATCATTGTTTTGACAGATGCAGCCGCACTCTTTTCAATTTCAGCTTTCCGGCTTTCAGATAACTTCTTATCTAAAAGTGTCTTGGCATTGGATTTTATTTTTTTACTTTCCAAAGGCTGCTGACCGGCATTAATAACCAGATTGATTCCTTTGGAAAGATCCCCGATTTCGGTGAGTAAAGTCTTCACACGCCCCAACTTTTCCTCCGTTCCGGACGTGTTAATATCCATTTTATAAGTATAATCCCGCTTCTTTCCGCTCTTCGTCCGGAAAATCTTATCAACTTCATTCACCATTTTCTGAATGTTATTGATCGCGGGGGTTAAATCATTTTTAGCCAGAATCAGATTTTTCACCGAATCGGCAAACGCCTGCACCTTTTTAGTACCTTCGGTGGCCTCTACATTAATGGTATAGTTTACCTGATAGTTTTGCTCTTGGGACATACTTCTTTATTTCGGGTAGAATAGCCCATTACAGCAAATTCCGATTAAAAAGAAATCCCCTGCCTGCTAAAAAAGCCGACAGGGGATTGGCAAGAAATAAATTAAGGAACTGTTGTTGTAAGAGCGTTTGTCATCCGGCTTACGGTCATCTGTTGATGGAGCCATAAAGCCTCTTCGGAAAGCATCGCAAACTCTTCATCCGAGATGGTATTCAAATTGACGCCGGGAAAGTAGTGACGGATATAAATCGCCCGCTGGCGTATCCGTTGCTCATCTTTTACTTCCCAGCTTTGGATAAATTTACCAAAGTGGATTGACGGGTAGTGATAATCTCCGACAATTGTCCCATTAAACCGAACAGGAACAGTGATTCATTATCCACCAATTCCTTGTCCCCGTCCAGGAAACAGTCTTTTGCCAGGGTACGCATGGCAGTCACCTCATCCTTTTTGGAAGCGGCCATGAATTTTGAAAACTGGGGAAATGTCGGTTCAGCGAGATAAGCGACATACACTTCTTTCTCTTCACAATCCGGATCGCCCCAGACCACCATCGGATAGACTTTTCTAAGTTTCTTTTCCGCTTTGATTTCCAAAGCCTTTTTTCTGATTTGCTCTTCCTGAACAAGTGTTAGTGTTTTTTCTTCCATTGTTTCTAAAATTATTATTCAGCCTCAGACTACCTGCTTTTCGGGAAAAAAGTTTTATAGCAAAACAAATTTTCCTTGGATACCGCAATTTTTTAGCACTTCACTATTCTTTATATCAAATGAAATCAAACACGATGGTGCTCCGGCAGTCCCGCCACGTTCACCGCTTACATGATGAAAAGATAATCTGCCTTTAATGAATAAAATCGAATGTGCCTTTTTGAATATCAATTCCTGAAACAACCTCGTTTCTGTCCGGGCAAAGGTCAGTGCTATCACATTCCGGTGTTCGGCACAACGTTCTATAAACTGTGCAATCAAAGCCGTATCATAGGGTGGATTGCAAAACACCCGTCCAAACCACGGTTGTCTCAATCCATCGTCCTCAATTGTGTAGTGATTTGCTGCCGTCGGCCATGGTCGGTTTATAGGAGAACAAGGGTCCAAATCAAAATCACCCAGCTTTGCCAATAATTCCGGCGGTGTCAGCCATTCATTTTTGCCGGTACTCGAATTTCCTTCAAAAGTTACGTCCATTTATTATCTGTCCTCGATTAATTCCGAGTCAGAATAGTAGAATATCCTCCCAATAGTTTATTCTATACTTTTCAGCCGCCCTTCAATCATTCGGAAAGAAAATCCCATCATTGGGAAATCCTTTTTCCCTCTTTCTCCTCAATCCTCTATCTTCACTCCCGAAAGCTCACAAAACAAAAACGGCAGGTTCCGAAAAGCCGACGACAGAGTAGGAAAACTTAAAATTTGAAATTATGCTAATTGTATCTGATTGTTTAGGGATGGAATTCGAACTATCAGCCCCTGAAGTTATACTTAATTTGAAGGATACTCATACAGCAGAAAGGGATATAAAAGGTATTAATATTTTAGGAGATGAAGATCAGTATCTGAAAATGACCTTAGACCCAAGAGTATCATTTGATGGAAATGCAGAAAATCAACACATGGCATTTGAGTTTATATTGAATCACACTCAATGTCCCATAGATACTATGGATTTCCCAAAAGTAGGAGAACATATACAAACTTATATTTCAAGTAATTCACATCCGACGGCTCTTAAAAGCAAATTGATTGATAAGGAAAAAATTAAAATTCCTGGCACTGGAAAGGAATGCCCTGCTGTAATTTCTCCGGAACATATAATCTCAGGAATTACAGCAATGGTACACGTTACTTGTGCATGTCCTTTAAAAAATATTGGACAATCAGCTTTAGTGACGGATAAAATAGACATTCCAGAAGGTATCTCTGATGAAGTTAAAGGTTTTCTTTTTTTGGTAGGTGAAATGTGGGATGGAGCGGGAGGTGCTGATACCAAACAAAGAATGCCGACAATGAACAGAACTTCTTTCGGGGCTATCTTCAACCTTTTTTCTCCAACACATAAAGACCTTATTATAAATAGCTTAGAAGTAATGCGTGATAATACTGGAATAATATGCCCAGGTTGTACATTAAATGACTTCTATACTTATTTAGGCAAACTAAAAAATGGAAAAACAACCGTAGAAGATGACCCAACCTATAAGGCTAATGAGAATATGTTTTTAGGTATTTCCGCATTAGGGGACACGTTTGTGCAAAAAGGAACTGAATATTGGCCTATTTTTGAGTTTAGAAGAAGCGGTAATCCTTCTATTTACTATATAAGTCAATATTTTAAAAATATTAAAAAAGAATTAGATGAAAGAGGGCCCCATGCTCCAGATTTTCAAAAGTATCAACATTCATTAGATTGTACAAAATAGTAAAGAAGGATTAAGGTAACTCATGAAAAAGTTACCTTAATCCTTCAAATTACTTCCTTTATCTTCCTCCCAATCTCCTCCCGGCTCACCGCCCCAACAACCTTATCCACCACCTCACCATTCCGGATAAACAATATCGTCGGCACACTCCGTATCTTAAACTGTACCGCCAAATCATTATTCTCCTCCACATCACACTTACCAATAATCACCCGCCCGTCATATTCACGGGCAAATTCTTCCATCATAGGAGCAAGAGCCTTGCAAGGACCACACCACTCAGCCCAAAAGTCAATGACCAAGGGCAATTCCGAACCGATTAACTTCGGAAAATTTTCTTCAGTAATTTCCACCATATATAAATGTATAATTTGCTAATTTTCAAAAGACTGCAAAAGTAGCCTTTTTACCCCAAAATCAAAAGAAGCGTTACCGTAAAAAAGTAACGCTTCCCAAGTTTAACCTCAAATCGTATCACCGTCCCCGATAACAATATCAAACGGGTTCAAATCGAACTCCTTAGTGATATTCGTATCGTCCTGCTGCGACTCTAAACCGTCTTCCGAGAAAATACAACCTTTCAGCGTGACTGTCGTTGTCGTCCAATCGTCACTCGCCATGGGATTGGCAAAACTGACAATCAAATCGAACTCGCCTATATCCATCAGACTGCCGTAAGTGCTTCGTAGCATTTGCTGCGTAGCGTAGTCCATAGTGATTGACGCAGTGTAAGTTATATTTCCGAAACCTCTGCTCACCGGCTTTCCGCCCATGCCATAATTCGACTCGATTTTTCTCTTTTTATTCCACTTGATACCGGAAACCCCTTCAAGCGTACTACTTCCTTCCTCGATACCGAGGGCTGTCGATGCAAGGGTAATCATCGACCAGCTATACGCAACGTTATTAATTATAGCCATATTCTGCGATTATTTAGCGGTTAATGAAAGTCCTTCTTCGACATAAATCTTAACGGCAACACCCACCGGTACAATCACATAGCTGATACGAAGCGTATCATCCACCAACACATTTTGGTTCGCGTCGATATTCACGGCATAACCCGAAATTTCTTGTGCCGCTTGCATCTTTGCCAGTATGTCACCGATTAAAGTCTTGAAAGCTGAAATTTTAGAGGGAGCCAGAAATCCGGTGGCCGGATTCACCATCAAAGGAGAATTGACGTAAGGCAACAAAGCGGCACGAACAGCCCGGCGGCTTTTGTTGATAGTACGGTTACGGGCAATTGTACGATAATCCCCCACGGAACAGGTCTGGTCTTTACTGATATAAATACCGTTTTCTCTCCCTGAATATTTTATCGGGAAAATATACCCCTTTTCGTCCAGGTCATCCAGCAACACGGGCGAAAGCGATTCGTACATATTCAGGCTCGTGAACTCTTCATCGGCAGTCAGGTTAATATCTCCGAAACCGAGCTCGATATTCTGGAAATTATCGTCGAACAGATTGAACGTGCGTACCCAGGCTACCGATTCGTGAACATTGGCACGGGCGATTGCTCCCATCATAGCCCCAAGGAACCCTACCGGAGTATTATTCACGTTTCGCTTTTGCATCATGGAAACCCGAGCGCAACGGGCCTGACCGAATATAACACTGGTGCGGCTCGCTTCACAGATTGCGGTCGGTATTTTGTTCAGGTCGATTTGCTTTCCGTCGCTGGTGTCACTACCTGTATTAGACGGGTTGGCACACAACACAATCGAGAGGGGCTGGTGCAGGTCAGCCATTGCCACAGCCTTGTCGTTTAGTGTCTTGACAATATTCAGATTGTATTTCTCTTCCGCACCGTTCAATTTCCAGAGCGGTTGCTCGGTCCATACACCCAACTGGTTAATCAGCCCACCGGCCACACGCTGCATGACATCAATAGCATCCCATGAAGCGGAACAATCGGCGAACATGACATAGAGTTTACCATTGCCGTCCACGTTCCCCGACATTCTAAAAAATTCACGAATGTGATAAGCGGGAATACCGTGCATGAAATTGACATTATTCTCGTCTTCTTCCGTTGTTTCAACACGTTCGATAATACCGAAATCCTGAATGGCCGATTTGAAGTTCGTGATGTAAAGTACATCATTGAGCTTCAACTTCCCTTCGTTATTCTTGCCGTACCCCTCCCTGAAAAGGTCGGGTTGCATAGACACGTCGAAGAGCAACCCGGTCACTTTTTCCTGACCGGATGCACCGTTGTAAGGGATATTCCCGTCGGTGTCTTTTATAATTACGTTTCCTATTGCCATAAATTACTGATTTTTAGATTTGAAGAATGGGTTTTTGTACAGTACGGCATCCCCTCGGATAGCGGCGGGGGTGTCGGGAGTATAGGCTCCTCCGTGACGGTCCACGTACAATGCCTCGTGAGCCGGGAATGATTGAAGTACGCCAAGAACGAAGCTATCCGGCTGCGGCTCACCTGGTTTCTCTTTCCCTTTTTCAGCGGGTGGAACAACTTGCGGTTGCGGTTCGGATGGCTGAATTGATGTATCGGTGTCAGTTGGTTGAAAGGATTCAGCCCCCTCCGGGAGCTGTGTTTCTATGGGATTTTTTTGTTTAGCCATGATAAATGATGAATTAAAAAAGAGAGATGGAGATTGCTCCACCTCCCTGTGATTAAAAAATTTGATAAAATGGTTTTAGACTGTTTTCTTGTAAGCCGTATGAATGACAATCTCTCCCGGACGCACGATATTTACGTCCATTTTCATCCTAAGCTGGAAAAAGAATAATTCGGAATTGGATTGCAGGCGGTCTACTTTCAAGACTTCAGTGTCGTTGGCAAAATCTACACCCATCCAGAGGTTCGACTCCATGCCGGTGTTGAACTCTCCCAACGTAATCGTATGTTCGGGGATACCTACAATCGGTATGATTCTCTTGCCTTTGAAGCGGTAACGGTTCACTTCGGTATTTTCAGAATATTTCACCTGCTTGTCGGAAATGTACTGGTCGTAGGCATCCCAAGCGTCCCAGCCAATTACAAATGCAAGGCTTGTCTTTTTGCGGATCTGTTTAGGGCACTTTTTCCACATGGCGTAAAGGGCCTTCTCAACAGCCGCACCGTCGGTCAGTTCCGTATTGCCGGACACGATACACTGTCCCCCCGCGATAGTTGCAGCATCCGTGGCATTGACATTATCAATGATTCGTTTAATGATGCCGTCGAAATATTTTTCTTTACCTCTGCCGATTTGAATAGAATCTGCCGGAGCAGTGATACCGGCATTTGCCGCACCACCTTTAGCCGCCGTCCAGATAGCATTTCCGATGTACTCGTTTTTTTTATCCATCAGCAAGCGGAGCATCGTAGCCTGAATCTTGGGGTCTAATTCCCTGAAAACCAGATTTCCGTCGGGCTGGGCGAACTTCCAGTATTTTTCGTAGTCTCTGGGATTAAATTCGAGATAAATCATAAAATCAGAGGGCTCCAGATAACGCTCTGTAAAGGTGTATTCGTTCTCTCCGTTTTCACCTTTCTTGCCATGATTGCTCGTAGGAGTGGGTACATTGTCCTGGATAATGTCACCCAGTTTGATGGCAGGCAGCGTGTATTTGTGCTGAATGCCCGATTTGATATGGATAAGACCTTCTCTGAAAGTGTCATTACCCTGCGCGGTATAGGAGATTAAATCTTCTAAGACTTCACCGTTATACCCATTTTGCAAAAATGTTGTTGTATCAGCCATTGTTATGGTAGTTTTTTGATTATTCGTTGATTTTTCAGCTTAATCTGCACTACCGTATGCGCCAATACGTGTGTTGTGTCTGCCATCGGGCAACACGTCATATAATAAAGGTAGAAGTTACTGTATCTTCTTGAACTCGAAGTTTTCACCCACGACCTGCATCACCTTTTCAGCGATCTTGTCCTCGGCGGTTTTCAATGCGCCTGCCGCTGCCTGGATATTCGCCGGATCACTGGCAATCTCTTTCGAAATCTGTTCCCGGTTCGGAATGGAAGCCAGTGTCCTTTCCACCAGTTCCGGATTGCTCTCGGCCATAGCCAGCCAACCCTCTTTCGATTCAAGGGTAATCTTACCGGCTTCGATAGCAGACTCGATAACAGACTCATTTTTCGCTTTCTTTTCGGCAGCCTCTTTTTGCTGGTAAGCCGAAAGCGATGCCGTGGCGGTGGTGAGGTCTTTCTGTAAATTGGTGATAGTGGCATCTTTTCCGGCTATCACGGTCTGGGCATCCGTGAGGGACTTTTCTGTCTCTTTCAACTTCGCTTCAACCGATACCAGAGCATTCAGACGGGCCATTACATCCTTCACTTCATAATTGTCTTTTAACCCAAGCGTAGCTGCGACGGCAGCGTATTCCGGTGAATTTGTCTTTTCTGTACTCATGTTCTTATTAATTTCGTGTAGATTAGTGGTTTCTTCATCAAAAAGTTTATTGCCCTCTTCCGCCGGAAAGGAAGCACTGATTGCAGTCATCAATGTTTGAATGCGGGTAACATCTTCAACCCCCGATAACTCGTTTTTCACACGTTCGCAAATCTGCTTGGAGGTGTGCAACACACTCTCTGCCGGGATGATTCCCGCCCGGACAGCTCCGGCTGCATCGAAAAAAGTTCCGTCTTTCTCTGCCGCCCCGTCCATGATTGCCCTGACAAGCTCGGCCTTCAAACCGAAGCGCTTGCGATAAATGGTTTCGATTTGCTTGGTAAAAGCCTTCACCAGTTCCGAAGGCTCTTTTTCTTCTTCGCCATCGGGCTGGAAAGGGTTGTGAATCATTAAAATGGAATAATCTCGCATCAAAGACTTATTTCCGGCTGCCCAGATAATAGAACCCATAGAGGCGGCCATGCCCTCGATGATACACTCCGTGGGAACCGTCGAGTTCTGAATGGTAGAGTATGTACCCATGCCGTACAGCACGGAACCGCCCTCGGAATTGATAAGTACCCGGATTAGGGAAGGGCGGACTACATTCTCCAGATAATCAAATTCATAATTAAACTGGGTGGTAGAGTCTTCCGTTACTTTGCCAAAAAAGCGGATCGTCGCGATTCCCCCGTTTTTAGCTTCACCGACTATGTTTTTAAATTTTTCCGTATCCATAAATTTACTTTGCGGCAGAATAGGCATTTCAAAACAAAAAAGTTTTTTTGGAAGGCTGAGGAGCGTGGGCACGTGACGCGGGCACGTCAAAAGTGGAAAGGGGTAAGAACAAGACTTTTTTTAGAAGCTGGGAAATAGCTGATTCGAGTAGTAACCTTAACAGTCCTCTGCTTGAAGTGTTATACTGGAAGTGGCTTGAAGCTCGTAATAACAAGAATACTTCAAAAGGAGTCCT